ATGAAGTACCCAACAGCAAGATTTGTGTTTGACCGGAAACACACAGCAAGCAAGACAACAAAAGGAACCGTTCAGATAGAAATATTATTTGAACGGAAAAGGAAATGGATTAGTACAGGCGTTAGGCTATATTCCGACCAATGGAGCGAAAAAAACAAAGTCAAGAATACAGTTCAGTCCATAGACCTGAACGAAAGACTCGATGCACAGATACAGAATATAAACGAATTTATCAACTCACTTATAAAGAACAAGGAACCTTTCAACTTTGAAAAGCTGGAGCATTTCCTAAAGTATTCACAGCAGAAAGAGAGTTTTCTTGACTTCATAAAGCGCCGGGTAAGCGAAAGAACAGATTTAAGAAAGGGGACTTTAAACACCCATGCTACATTAATAAACTCTCTGGAAGAATTTGGTAGAATCGTTTATTTTTCCGACATAACAACGGCCAACATAATGTATTATGATGATTTCCTACATAAGAAATACAATAAACAGACCACCGTTCATGGCTATCACAAACGCTTGAAAAGATATATAAACGAAGCTATTAAATATGAGTTGTTAAAAGACAACCCATATAATAGACTCAAATTTGACCGTGGGAAAAGCGAAGGAATAAAATATCTTACCATGGACCAAATAAAGCAAATACAGAACTTAGAAATAACATCAGAAAGCATTAGTAAGGTTAGGGACTTATTTGTCTTCCAATGCTTCACCGGTCTGTCTTATGCAGATTTATCCAAATTCGATTTCTGCGGAGTAATCAAGAAAGGAAGCAAATTTTTTATTAGAGATATTAGAATAAAAACAGAAGAAGAATACTTTCTTATGCTCCTAAAGCCCGCAATGGAAATATTGAGAAAATACGACTTCAAGCTACCGATAATAAGCAATTACCAATATAATTTAAGGTTGAAAGTCGTTCAGGAAATTGCAAGAATAAAGCAAAGCCTTCATTCCCACATGGCAAGACACAGTTTTGCGGTAATGGCTCTAAATATGGGCGTATCAATCGAAAACCTTGCCAAAATGATGGGACATACAGATATAAAGACAACCCAGATATACGCGAAGGTGTTGAATAAGTCCGTGCAGGAAGAATTTGAAAAGATGGACAGCAAGTTATAATCCAAACAACCCAGTGGGTTAAATTCAACCCAAAACAAGCGCAACAACCCACTGGGTTATAAAATCATTCTCGCCCTTCAATAAATTCTTTTAATCTGTACAGCCTGTCAATTGACGGGTTATAAAACGGGTCGGGGAAATGCTGGTTTATATCGTGTATATTCGCCTGTACGTATTTCTTGACATCGAATATATTCTCCGACTCGCTCAACTCTATTTGAGCAGGTAATTGAGCCGTTAAAGCCCAATGAACAATAGCCTTTACACTATCTTCGTCGTACGCGTATTTACTTTCTTATGCCATAAAATATTTATGTATATATAAAATCAGGTGCAAATCTATTTAAACCCGTTGAAATATCCCATTATTTTATCTGATAATTCACGCAGCCCGCAGCATATATACGTTTCGGTCATCGTTACACTGGAGTGCCCTAACATCCGGCTGATAGAATACAAGTCCGCACCTCTTAAATATAAGTTGGTTGCGCAAGACTTCCGGGCGGAATGCGAAGAAATAAATTCCCACTTTTCACCGGTTATATATTCGCCCGCCTGGTACAGCTTTATACGCTTGTTTATCCCACATCGCCGGCATATACTTCTTATTGTGTCGTTAAAGGTTACATCCGAAACCTTTCGTTCATTGATACCGTATTCCCGGTTTTCTTTCAATATCCGGAGCACAGCAGGAGCCGCCGGTATCTCCGCTCTTGTTTTTGTTTTCTGGGAAATGTATATCAGTCGTCCGTCTATTATATTATCATCTGTAAAGTTGATGTAGTCCGAATGTCTGGCGCCTGTAAGGCAACCGAGCAAAAAGCAGTTTTTTACAGCGCGTTCCGTTTCATTAATCGGATTATACGCCAATAACGTTTTTATCTCGTCATCCGTTAGCCACGTACTTTGCGTAGCGTCCTTTTTTAAGGTCAATATAGCCTCAAAACCTTTTGGAAAAGAATACATATCGCTGTACAGGTTAAGAATTGATTTAAGCATAGCGCAATAGGTTTTAGCGCTATTGGTGGCTACCCTTTCATTAAGAGCCTGAACAAAGTTGTACAACCTCGGTTTGGTTATGCTGTCGAATGTGCATCCCACTTCGTTAACCTCTTCATACACCCGCAACACCTTTCCGTATTGCGGGTATTTCTTCAAAAACACTTCCTTTAAAGTCTCCATATTATTCACCTGATTTATTGTCTTTTGTTTTTCCTATCGCCATGGCAATTCCTATTAAAACAGATGTAATAACCAGCGCCGGGCTGATGTTCCATAATATTACTACCAGAACAATTGCCCAAAGAATAAAACCTAAATACATATTATTTCCTCCTTATATTAAATTCGTTTTGGCTATAAATTTATTCAAATACCACATTCAAACCGAAACCGGCAAAGTGATTTTCTATGCACCCCGATATAAATTCCACAGCATCAGGGTAACGGCTGTTATTGCAGCAGCCAAAAGCTCCGAAAGAACCACAATAACGCCCTTTGTTGAAACTATCCTTTGTGATGGTTGCTATTACCTTGTCATCTATTTGCAGGGCTGTTTTTTCGCCCTGCTGGTTTACTGTCACGATGATTGTTTGCATGATTGTTTTATTTTAATTCGTTAATACCTGTATGTTTTTAAGTTAGTAAATAGTTCCCGGCGGCGGTGTCGCTCCGCTTGCTGTCCTCCACGCCGGAATAATTATAGTTATAGTATTCCCAGCTCCTTATGTATGTAAGCAATGAATTTCGATACGTTTTCAATTGTAGGCACCAGATGGGAAAACAAATCATTTTTGCCTCTTGTGTATTCGCACCCGGATTTTATCACATCGTTGGAATACCCGTACAACCCCATTCCGTAATACAAATATCCCGCCTCCATATAATCGCATTCGTTGCCTGTATTCATTTGTGAAATGATCCGTTTTGCATCGTTTATTACTGTAGTATCCATATCCTTAAAATTTATCTGATTCATCGTTTATAAATTCCTTGATTCTCTCTATATCGGTGCCGCTGACAAACAACACGGCACCGAATAACAATAACATAATACCTAACATACATTTATACGAACTAGTCTAACTCTTTTTCAAGCTCCGCCCGGTCGATTTCCGGGAACAGTTCTAAAACCAGATTCAAGGCCCCGCAATAGTCGCACCCGTATTCCTCTGTATCCATCAACCGCAACACCATTATACACGGAATACTTTTGACACTATCAAATTCCGGATTATATATTTTTGTATTAAGCAATTCGCGTTCATTTATAACAATATCGTTAGCCTTCATATTATATCCTCCTATATAATTATATAATACTTCTTAACCGTCCGTTTTCGCCTATATGCGTGTTAAGCATCTCCGCCTCTTTTGCGGCTTCTTCTTTAGTCGGATAGCATTCTATTATACAGTTGTCCAAACTATCTAATACGCCATAATATCCAGGTGTTAACGGCTTATCCTTTACGGTGTAACGCTTTCCTTTTACTTTCTTCTCGTAAAATTCCACACCCTCCGCAAGCGGGGTGTAATGTGATGAGGCGCTAAGCGTGCCCGATTCTATCTTGTCGTTAAACTCAATTATACCGGGTAAATCTTTTTTTAAGCTGCTTTTCACGCTCACACCGTCATAGGTTACGCGAAACTTACGTTCTCCATCCGTATATACATTGAAAACATCGCCCGGCTGTATATCTGCACGTACTTTCGCGCTGGTTATGATTCCCGCGCCTTCAATATCGTAATAGCGCACGCCGTTAAAGTTGTCCGTCTCAATTAAATGGATATTTTCAAATGGTCCCGTTTCCTCCGCAAGTTCCGGGATATATATTTCTTCAGGAAGCGCCGGCAATTCTGTAGGCGTTATCAACTCTTTCACCTTGTCCGCTTGCTTCTTGCTGAATATCCAGCCGGCACGCTTTTCTCCGTTATAATTTAAAGAAGGGTTAAAGCGTCCGCCTAGTTCCTTTAACTGGTCTTTGATAGCCTTCGTCTCGCCAAACACAGCGACCGCCTTTTCTGAATAGTCCACGATTTCCAGACCTTCAACCGTCACGGCTTCCACTTCTTTGACTTCCTCAGCCTTTTCAGCCTTAACGCTGCTTTTCTTTGCTTTCGGTTCTACAACCTTATATTCATCACTCACTTTTATCTTTAAATAAAAATTAGTGTCGTAATAATCCTGCATACCGTCGCTATCATCGTAACGGAAAGAACTTGCGTAAGTCGTAACAGCGTCCAACACTTTGAACATTTCCGGCGTTAACTCATCTTCCCATCCCTTTACGGTGTTCATCGTGGACATATAGCCACGTTCTGCACTTCTTGAACCTTCAACGAAAGGAATGCAAGTGCCTTCTTTCAGCTCAACATACATTGAATCCGTGTACATACTCCATTCAGAACGTACAGAGAATTTAAAGTCCGGGAAATTCTTCTTTGCAAAAACCCTGACCTTTGCGGCGATTTCCTTTGTACTTAATTTGCTGTCATAGTTCGAACCAGCCCAACCGCTTGCGGTGTAGAAATTCATTGCTTTCATGATGTTATAGTTTAAATTGTTAATGATTCAACCTTATAGCGTGTACACATAAACCAATACAACACGATAACAGAAGCCTAACACAATAAGACTAAAACGTATTTGTATCAAGTATATAAATAAATGGAAGAATATTTGCAGGTGAGAAATTAAAGAAGTACTTTTGCCTCCAGTCTGGGGGGTACTTCTTTAAGTATTCCCAACCTACGAGGGTCTTAACATTGCAGTGTTAAGGCTCTCTTTTTTATTCCAACACTTAATAACACGCCTGTAAGAACAAGAACCTTATATCTATCTCTTTCTTACATTACAAAGATACGAATTATTTAGTAAACAGCAAAGAATATTGCAAAATATTTTCATAAAATAATCATATTATAAAATATATAACAGATGTAACATAATACACTATATATCAAACACTTACAACATAAAACACAGCCATAAGAACATGTAAATATATAATACCACAACAAACATAATAAACACTTTAATACAATAGAAATAATCTATATTAACAATAAAACATATAGATAATATAAATATATGCAGGTTCTTGACGGAGTGTCTGACGTAATAGATTTAATCTATATTACAAGATGTATATATAGACAACGCGAATAAGCATAGGACGCTAACAAAGCACAATGATTAATAGATATCATCTATAACACATACATGAAACATTGATTTTATTTATTAATGGTATTGGGTGTCTTTGACTGCGCCGTGATAGCCTTTACTTTATGCCCAGGACTGGCGAGCAACAACAATGTAAACAAACACAAACTTTATATTATATGTATAATGTAAACCACAAACCGCTATTATACAACAAAATACATTGCAAACACCCTGCAAAGAGCCACCCCCCCCTTTATTTTTTTGTAAGGAAATCGGCGTAGTCACCTCGCCTAAAAATTTTTTATTTTCTCCATTTTTTACCAATTTGTAATGATATTTTACAACAAGTCAACCATTGTATTTTTACATTTTTGCACTATATGGATGATTATCGGGTAATTTTCTATGTTTTAACGCATATTAATTAGAAAATTTACTTGTTTTATAATCAGATAGTTGTATATTTGCATAATGAAGATAAAGAACATAGATATATGTATTTAGCCTTTACAGATAAAAGAAAAAAGGTTATTTTCATAAAATGCGCCTATAGGAGCATGCGTTATGTTCTTTTAAACACAAAATGAGCGACTTACAATGAATAGAAGGGAATTAAAGGATTATGTGCTCGGTCTGCTGTCGCAACATTGCGACGAATATGCCTCTACATTCAGGGATATATCTTTGGTTACAAGCAATCCGGAACGTACAGACAGATACGGCAGGCGTCTTGAAGGGTTGTTCCGGGAGGGGTATGGTGTTGTAACGAAAGACATTGCCGATTACCGTGTTCCGTTGTATGTTTTTACGGGAAAGATATACGAGTACATGGACTACAATGTGCTCTATGATGCCGTAGACAGGTGGCTTGAGAAAATGGGTGTTGCCGCCCGTGACCGAACTAATAAGATTATGTATTCTTACATGAACCGGATAATCAATGTCATTAGAGACCATGAGCTGCAACCCGACCTTAGCATTATGTGCTTTACTAATTGCGTGGTTGACATGAATACTTTAAAGACTTACCCACACTCTCCGAAGTTTGACTGCGTAAAGATGTATCCGTTTAAGTATGACCGCAAGGAGATTTTTAATTGTCCTACCTGGAGAAGCTTTCTTGGAGAAAGCTGGATACCTACGGAAGAGCTGGATGGCGTATTGCCGGAAAAGCACAAGCGCAGGATATTGCAGATGTTCCTCGGTGCTTGCCTTGTCAATAGGAAAAATATAAGCTTTGAATATTTCCTTATATTGCAAGGTACTGGTGCGAACGGTAAAAGTGTTATTTACCGGGTTCTAAAGGATATGTTTGGAGAGGATGAAATACTAAACATAAAGATGAGCCAGTTTGCAAGAGGTGGGGATGAGCAGCTGCGTGCCGCCTACTCGATGTCAAGGAAAAGGCTTATGTACTGCACGGAAAGCAACCGGGGTGATTTCAAGGACATGAGCATCATCAAGGCAATATCCAGTGGAGAGCCGATTGCCTGTCGGGGAATAGGTGGGAATATCACAATGATGCAGAGACCTCCTATTATGCTGTGCAACTCCAATTACCGTTGGCAGCCGAAAGATTTTCTGAACCGTGACGACCCTGACGACGAGAGTATGCAGCGCCGCGCCCTGGTGCTGAACTTTGACAAGACAATACCGGTGGAAAAGAGAGACACCATGCTCGCAGAAAGAATGAAAGCGGAACATGCCGGTATAATGGCTTGGATTGTGAAAGGGTTGTGCGAACTTAAAAAGAACAATTGGCGGATGCCTGAGAACTTGGGCGGGAAGATTGATTTGAAACTGGAACGGATACGGTCGAGCGCTACAGGAAAGGATGGGAAACTCGTGGACGGGAGTATTTCGGAATATTTCAAATACAAAGAGTGCCAACCGGAAGAATTTGAAGGGAGCGGTTCCATAGAGCTGACATCCTCGGATATATACAAGAACTATGAACGGTTTTGTAAAAAGAACGGGGTCATCCCGGTTTCGCAAAGGAAGTTGGGCATTGACATGCTTTCACTCGGATACGTACGGGAAAAACGTGCAGATAAGGGATACAGCAATGTCTATACGCTGTGGTGTGACAACGAAGATATTGTGAACAACTTTATGAGACACGTGCCCAATATTGCGGAAGAGGCGAAGACCAATCTGTTTGAAGGTTGGGAGTACTCGGACGATGATTTTTTGAATGAAGATTGACAGATTTACTTAATTAAATATCAAAACTATGGATTTCGGAAAGACGCAAATCGGGAACATGACTTTTGTCAAGTACAAGAAAGGCGGTTTGCCTTTTATTAAGGTATCAACCGTAAGCGGGGACTTCTCTGTTGAATATGGGGCAGGAAGCGTGATGTTCATGCTGCTCGACAATGCCCCAATAGAAGATAAGGTAGACAATCTGCCGATGCTTATAATACGCAATACACAGTATGTGGCAAACTGCATTGACGCAGAGTTGCAGGTGGATGTGTTGAAGGCAGTCGGAAACGCCCTTGACCGTGCGGATGCCAAGCCCATATCCGACGAGGAGGACGCCAAGATTATTGAGGAGGAAAGGCAGATGTATGAGATGAAGAAGGAAATAGAGAAAGAGACAGATAAATAAACCATATTAACATTTAGACATTATGAAAAAGTTTGTTATTTTACCAATTATCGCATTTATATTATTGACTATTGGATGCTTTATTGCATTGCCATATTATAATGTTTGGGAACAAGAGATGTCTGGTAAGGCTGAATTTGCTAAAGCAGAACAAAACCGCAAAATAAAAATTGAAGAAGCAAAAGCCAACTTAGAGGCTGAAAAACTAAATGCCCAAGCAGAAATAGAACGAGCTAAAGGGGCAGCAGAAGCTATTAAAATAGAAAATGGGAGCATAACCCCTACATACATCCAATACTTATGGGTACGCCAGCAAGCCAATCTTAATGACAAAACTGTAATATATATACCAACAGAAACAAATCTACCTATTCTTGAAGCCAATAGGAATAAATAGAAATATAATAAAGCCGGGAATTATCCACCGGCTTTCTTTTTAGCGGCAAGATACAAGGAGCAATTATTGCATGAAAGTGGCAGATAGAAATGCACAGTGGTGTCCTCTTCCTTTATTTCGTCCTTTTTGATTTGCGTAATGTCTGCTATCATTTTAGTAAGGTCTATCCATTCCTTGCACCCCTCTTTCCCGTCATATTTCTTACGGGCAGCGATAAGTTTACGAAGTTGGTTTTCTTTTGATAGCTCGGAAGCAATATCTTCCTCACTGATACCATCTACCGATATATCATCCTCTTTCTCGCTCTCTTTTTGCCTGCGTTTAATCTTTCTGCTTGCAGAGGTCAAATAGTCCATGAAGTCTTTATCGTCGGACAAAAGGGTATTCATGCTCTTCTTGTTTATCTCCAGGTTATATACCGGATTGTAAAGACCGGAAATAAGATAGGCGTCCTTGTCTTTCCATCCTAACGCTAAAAGGTCGGCAAAAGCCTTCTCTTTTATACTGATTCCCGCTTTTCTGCATTCAGAACCCAATCCTTTGCTGAATGTTATTTTTTCTTCCTTCCCTCTCAACATATTATTATGATTTTTAATTATACAAACACAAAATAGCAGCAGCATCTTATATGCCACTGGTTCTGATAGTCGGATATGGGATGATAACCAACCATGCTGTCGCAATAAGAGCATGGGTAACTGCTCCCACGGTACGAATAAAAGCCCGTATATCCTTTATCCTTATGTTCAAGCCCCCAAAACAACATCCATGCAGAACCTACGGCGAAGCGGGTAAGGGTATTTAACGAGTTGTAAGCGGAATTAGACTTCCCTACTCCATAACTCACACCATCTGTTTTAATACGTGTGGCAGCAGCCCCGCCATTATAGACCGCCCGTTTAAAATAAGGATTGGTATAAGGTGAATTAAGATAAGACCTTACGCTATCCTTTATTTTATCTTTTCCGATTCCGGCTATCAGACCGGCTGCAATGGCGGCTTCCACTTCATACTGAAATCGGTTGCAATAAATACCGATACGCTCTGATAATGTCTTCCCGTGGTCTTCCCTGTTTATAAAATCTACAATTGCATCTCTTTCCTCCTTTCTGTCATATACAGAAAGAGTTTCCGTGTAATCGTAAATTAGCTCACGCAACTTACGGAGTACTTCGCTTACGTCCCGCTTTAAGTTCTCATTTGCAGAGAACCGGAACATTGCAGGCTGAATATCATACTTGAATGATATATCTATAATCTCTTTTGCCGCTTGTACAAGAAGCTCCTCCAAATGACTTTGCATAGATATTTCAGCCTGCAAACGTAATTTTATGAAATCCTTGGCATCCTGTATCTGTTTTTTTGTAGGTTGCTTCATTGCTTGTCGTCTCCTGCCGGATTATGTTCAACTTCATTATCTGTGGCGGATATTTGCTGGGATTTCAATTCATAAAGAATGTCAGCCTGCTGTTCTTCCTTCTTTTCTTTCATAATCCTATCCCAGTCACGAGGATTGCTGTACATCTGAATTTGCTCATTTGCAGTCTGTCGGGACAGGAACCCGTTTTGAACAGCAACTGCAAGATTTTGTAGAAGTTCAGATTCATTCAGATGTATATACGGCTTTATCCAAGCATATACATTCAAATTTTGCAAGTCGATAAGATTTTCGGTTTCCACCCCATAGCCATAAGTGAATATCTTTACCATATCGTCAATGAGATGGTTATATTCTTGGGCATCCTTCATGGCATTTTCAAAAGCAGGAGAATAAAGCAGCTTTATGGCTACACCTGGAAGGTCTCCGCTTCTTACTTCCGGTGGAATTACCGCAAAAGACTGCTCATAGATTAACTTGTATAAAGTATCAAGCTGCTTGGTAAAGGCAGTGGAAACATCTTGCTTGTTAAGATAACCGGCTTCATCATCCGGTCCCATTGATATACACTTTATAGTGCCATCAATCCCTCCCTCTATATTAATACTATCTCCCTCTCCTTTGAAATACATAATCGGGAAGGCGTAAGCTGTATTGTTTTGTGACAATTGCGAAAAAGCAAGTTCATATTGCTCTATGCTGTCTTGTGAAGGAGACCAACAAGCGCCGGCTTCATTTCTGTGATAAGCCACAGGGATAAATGTAAAGCCATGTTCCTGAGAAGATATGAGTTCGTATCCGCTTAATCCAAACAAGTTCTTTATCACTTGCTTTATTTTGTTGTACGCCCCTTTCCCTTTTCTAAAGCGACGGAGATATTTCTCATCCCAAACTTCAAGCCAGTCTGTAACTGTATTTCCATTATTGTCAAAATCGGAATAGGAACGGGCAAACAATGTAAGCTCCCCTGTAACATTATCGAAATGGGGATATAACGTATCTCCTTTCTCAAAAGAAAGGACTTTCCAATAGAAAATTCCTTTTCGGAGATAACCTACAAATGCTGTGTCCCCCGTTATCTTTACGGATTTTGCCGCTTCATACCATGCTATCTCCATGTCCTTTACAGCCCATCCGGTTCGAAACTTAAAAAATGTATCCTTTACTTTTTCATTTTCGGTATCCCCTTCCAACTCAAATTGAATGTCGTTTCCACAAAGATGAACCAGGTGTTTGATTGTTATAATCCTCTGAAACGCAAAAGCACATCTGATAACGGACTCTCTAAACCACTCTTTTGTTTCAGGGTCTTGTCTTAATCTGTCCGGATATACCAATGGGTCATTTATAGCATGTCCGGACGGCTCAAATTCCCTCAAAAAATCCATTTGAGTTATTATCTGATATGTTGGATTGTCTAAAGGCTCATTAACGGACAAGCTGCCAGATATAACCCCTACTGCTTGTTTGTATCCATTTGGCAATATTCTCCGAAACGGACGGCGTACCATAATCTGTCGTGTACTTATATTCTCCATAATCCTTTTGGTTTAGTGTGTTGTTTTCTTATATCAAAAATCTGTCTGTAAATCATAGCCTCTATAAAGTCGGGAGAATGGCCGACGTACTTTTTCATCACTTCCTTTTTAATTAAAGAGAAGCCTTTATCTGTGTCTGCATCCCGGATGGCTTTGCGTTCTTTCATCAGGATATTATAAAGTGTCATATCTGAATATCCGTTTCCTGAAAACTTACGCGACAACAAATCGGGGTTAATCGAAATTTCATCATTCTTAATCTTCTTAACGAGAATATCAGCGCATTGTGATTTCAGGGAAGAATAGATATATTTTATAGATTGTTCGTCAGCTTTTGTCGTTGGGATAGGAGCTGCCATATTGTTGAACTTGACAGCATCTGGGAATTTGCCCTTAAAATCCTGTCCAGGCCCATTCAAGTCAAAAACAAAGTCCTTCTCCAGGACTCCCCATTCACGCAACTTATATGCAACGCACTCTTCCGTCCGCTTGGAATTATCCCGGCTTACATATACGTCCTCGATATGGTTCCCAATCCAAAACCATAGAACAAGATTGTCTCCGCCTTCATACGCAATATCACATGATACCCTTCGCTTACCGTCCCCATATTGAGAAGGATTTTTAAAGAAGCGTTCCATGTGCTCTATCTTAAGAATGTCGTCGCCGGAGGCTTTGAAGTTCCAGTTACCTTCGAGGTCGCGGGCACGCTGTTCTTCTCCCTGTTGGGCAAGGTTGGCGACATAATTAGGGTCGGACGTAATCAGAGCAACGTTTTCTTCCAGCTTCCCTTTGATGAACGTGGCGGATTTGACAAACATGGTCAGCTTGTTGAATCCGTATTTCTCATACTCATCTTTCCATAAAGAATCAATTAATGACTTGCATTGCCTGTAAACCTCCTCTGGCGTATCTCCCCAATATACATTGTTTATTTCATCCCCATCCATGAAGCAATAACGTATTATTCCATCCCTTTCCTCTATCGGGAGTCCATTTTCTCCAATCCACCAGTCTATGTACTTACGTACCCATGAATCTGGGTCGGGATTACATGTACCGTAAAAACGATTTCGTATTCCGTAAGCATTCCGATTATCAGTGATAAGGTATTTGAATTTTTCGTAGGATATGTGAGTTATCTCATCTATACCTATATAATTGTATTCCTTTCCCTGAAACCGGATTTGAAAATCTTTAAACGAATCGGCGAAATACGAGAACTTCAATTTTCCTCCACAATCAAAATTCCAGGTCATGTCATTTTGGGATTTGTTGTATTTCCCGAATTGGGAAAACAGCTTATATGATTTCTCAATTACGCCCGACAGGTCTTCTTTCTCATTTCGCAGAATAATGGAGTTGTTGTTCTTGTTCTGTATATCTTTCAGCACCTCCATAAGCAATGCCCACGATTTTCCTCCGCCACGGTTCCCGCCAAAAATGGTAATGTCCGCATTGGTTGCCAAGAACTTTTCCTGGCAACCCCTCTGCGCGATTATATTAAGTGAAGTTTCCTGTTCGCGCAATTTTTCCACTTGTGCGTAAGTAAGCACACTATTCCCACCCTTCGTATATACAATCTTGTCGTGTTCCATAAAAAAAATAAGCCGGCGTATGCAGTATAAATCCGCACACTCCGGCTTGAATCACAGCTCTATGAGTTATATATAATGCAAATATACGATTTATTATAAATTTTCTAATATTTCTCATATAAAAATACACATAAAGCATTGTATTTTAGAAAATATACTATATATTTGCAATACTAAATCATGTGATATGATAAAGATAGACGCTAAGCTGGATGAAAAACAGACCAGCGAAAAAGGAAATTTTGTAACATGTCCGGTGTGCGGGCAAAAGTTGACCGATGTGAAAATAATACACGGTAGCGTATTGTTTAGGACTGTATGCCGAAGATGTCGTAATTTTATCAGCGTCAGAATAGAAGAATAGCAATTTTACATATGCAAGCCTAAGAGCTTATTAGTGCACAAAGCACTGATAGGCTCTTTTTTTTTATAACACAAACTAAATAAACACGATGGAGAAAGAACAAATCTTATCCGAACTGACGACCAGATTAGGACAAACCAGTCTTTCGTCACAGACATTAATGAAGTACATAGAATTGAATCCGGTAGCAGAAGGGGTGGAGCCTGATGACGCTTATTATAGCAAGGCGACATCTTTTCTTCAAGGAATGCAAGGGCAGTACAATCACGATGTCGCAACACAAGTTGAGAGTTTTAAGAAAAACTACAAACCTCAACAGAGTTCTCCTGACTCAGGAGAAGGAGCAGGAGATAACGTCCTTGCCGACAAGCTAAAGGAAATGGAAAATGAGATTTTGCTTTTGAAGGAAGAGAGAGAGGTGGAGAAAAACGCCGCGTCAATCAATGACTTAAAAGTCCAGTCTATGGACTTGTTGAAATCTCAAATTGAAAACGGGGGCAAAAATATCTGTAACGATGAAATCCTGAATATCGCCATATCAGACGTGAAAATCACCAAAGATATGGAAGTGGAAGAAATTGTCAGTTGCGCCAAACGCAATTATGAAAAAAGATACAAGGCGATTTTCGGAAATGGCGCTTCCCCAAGTATCAACCAATATGCAGAAACCGGAGAAGAACAGGCAAAAAGCCGCCGTGAAGCATTCAAAGACCGGCTAAGAGCGCAAGGGAAACTTCCTCGAAAACAATAAACACATTAAAACAGACAAAGAATGAGACAATTAGGAACTTTCAACACTATCAGTCAATCCCGGTCGGGATTTGGCGGAAATTTTCCTGTTTGGTCAAGAGTAAGAGAATTATATCAGGGTGGTGGTATGATTGATGTCGCCGGAATGGGATTAAAGTCTGGTGATATTATACATGCCGGCACAATGGTAAAATTCAATGGAGCAGGCAAACAGGTAGAGGTAATTACAGCAGATGGAGTGACTGGTGTAAAGGCAGTAGTGACGCTTACTATCACTAAAAAGGCATCCGAAAACGGGGATTTGTCTATTGTGTTAGGCGGGAAAAGCTATTCGGTTGCCGTAACAAGCGCATCAGAAAGTACCCCAGAACTGGTAGCTACCAAAATCGAAGGAGCAAAATCTTCTTTTGCAGAATGGGATGTAAAACGCAGTGGGGCTACTGTGACTTTCACGCAAAAAACCGCTGCCCAACTTTACGCGTACATGTTTATTCCAGGAAATACCGGAGTAACGGGAGATATTGAGGAAACTGTCAAAGGAGTTCCCGCCAGCGGAAAGCTAACCGATGTCAACGGCCTTGTATTTGAAGACGTATGTATCCCTGAAGGCTGTATCCTTGCAACATGCGCAGTTGTACGCGCAGGCAGAATTTACGCAGACAGGGTGTTCGGTGGTGGCATTCCCAAATCGGTAGAAGCACAGCTGCCTATGATTGAATTTGTGCGTGAATCTGACGAATAAAGAAAGGAGAATAATATGTACACAAGAAACAAAGAATTTTACGACATTGTAGGGAAAGGTCTTGCAGCATTGGGATATACTGGGAATAAACCGCTGGAAGCATGGATTAATGACATGTTTGCCGAAAAATACAATGCGGAACAAACGTTCTCCCAAATGGGTTTCCCGTTAAATCCTAATATTCCTCTGAATCCCACATATGAGCAGATAGAAGCAACAGTCCGTGCATACACGCTGGCTACCTATGTGGATATTGACAGTGATGGCGCAACCAAATCTACAGACGGAATGTCCCTGCAAATGGGTGGATTGCCAACCTTCAAGCATGAGATTGTACTGAGCCGCAAAATCCTAAGAGAAAAAATGATGCTGATGGATGCCATTGGCGGTACCACTCCGGAAATTGAGTCTACAATAATGGAGCTTCTGTTTAATGGAGTGGACAGCTTACTTGGTGGTAACTACAATACATTCCTATACCAGCGAAATCAGGTTGTATCCAACAAAGGTAAGCTAATCATTGACGCAGCTAACAACCCGCTTGGTATTGCATTGACTATAGATTTCGGCGTGCCTAAAAAGAATATCAAGGATTCTATCTGGTATAAGAAGCCGGAAAGCGAAGCGGTGCAGAAAGAAGCTTTGGGTACTACAATAGACCCGATAAAAGTCATGAGGCAAGTCAGACGCGATTCCCAAGAAAAGGATTTTGCGCCTGCTGGTCACTGGGAATGCTCCAAGACGACCTTTGAGGATTTGATTAACCTTCCGTATTTCCGCCAAATGTACACAGTTGCGACACGCCCGGATATTTCCGATAAAGGCATGCAGTTGGCATTTGCTAATCTTGTCCCCGATGAAACAATCAAAGCTTTCATTGAAGCGCGTATCGGTGCTGAAATCAGAATTGTCGATTCAATATCCGTAGTGGAAAAATATGACAAATCTTCCAAAGCTATACAATACAAGAATTTGCAAAGCTTTGAAGAGGGAGTATTGGCATATGTTCCAAATGAAGACCTGGGTGATGTACAATGTGGACGTCCTATTTTCATGGAAACACCGGGTGCCCGTACGGCATTGTATGACGACGGCCGCACTCTGATACGTCAGGTATTCAATGATGAAACCATGACGCAGGTAATCAAATCAGAAGTGACCGGATTGGTTGTTCCTAATAAGGTTCGCTGGTTCTACTACTTGAACATTAAAGGTAAATAACCATGAAGGATTCTCAAAATACAAATACTGGCACTACCATAGAGGAATATCTCCGTGGTTGTGTCGGTTTTGAAGTTACGGACAGTGCTATTTCCACCATACTGATTGACAGGGGAATTGCACCGGGGACGGATGTCAGCACGTTGGAAAAACGCCAGAAAGACTTGTGCCGGGCAGACCTTTATATGTGGTGCGCAAGTACACCGAGCGTAACTGGAAGCGTAGAGGATGCCAATGGTGTATGGAAGCACAAGGAGGGTGGTACACAAAGCTCTGCCTATGACAAACGTAACCTTCGGCAAATGGCAAATGACATATACGCATTGTATGGAGAGAACGTCCGTAAATCATCTGTCAGAATTGTCAACTTGGGTATGAACATGAATAAAAGGTATCCGCTATGAAAGTAAATAATCCACGTTTTCCGCATACATGCAAAGTGTATCGTATTTCCGGAGAAACATCTTTTGACGAAGGAAACGAGACCGTATTGTATGTAGGGAAATGCAACAAGTACGGAAGCACAAGCCTTAGGACATTTACAAAAAGTAATGTCATAAAGAGTGATTATGCAATAGACATTCCTGGACTTGTGAAGGGTATCATTGCGGGAGACCTTGTGGATGTTACCGATTACGGAGGAAGTTTTGAATCATGCGTAGTAACGGATTGTTATCCTACGGAAATGGGAACAACGCTGTATTTCAATCTGGCTAAGAATTAGGGAAATGGGAGATAATGCTAAAGTCTTGGAAGAAGGCAAAAAAAAGATGAGAAATATCATTGATGAATATTTGCTGGATAGAATAACAGAAATCGGAATCAGACTTCTGCAAGACGGAGTAGTATCAGCCAAGTACCATAATGTAACCGGAAATACTCTAACTTCATTAGCTGTTGGAATTTATTATAGAGGTAAATTATCTCGTATAATTACCGCCGTTGTGACACAAGGATTAAAAAATCCTACCCGCCCCAAGCTTAGCAGAGGAGACGGTATTGGCGTGATAATGGTCCAAAATTATGAAAGTGGTAAGTTTATTCCCATAAAAAAATACAACTTGATTGGCACCAACGGGGAGTACGGTTTAACCACTTCTGTAAATTTCCTCAAAGCATATAAAACTCCAAATGATGGCATAGGATTAGTGATGTGTACAGGTACGGAATATTCTAACTACTTGGAGTCAAAGAAGGGGTTAAATGTACTGTCAGATACATTTGATTACGCGGAAAGCATTGCTAAAATGACCTTTAAACCAATGAAATGATATGGGGTACGAACAGGATTTTAAATACAAAGACGCGCTTAAATCATTGTTTGACGCAGCAAAGACGGTAAGTGAGAATGTGTTCACAAATGACCGTCCCGCTGCTGTGCCTAAGCAAATGGATAATTTCATTGTGGTGTCATTGCCCGGCTTGTTGTCTTCCATGACCTATGGCAGCGGATTTGGAAATATCCGTACCTATTGCACCATTGAAGTGTATGTCAGACAGAAAAAGGGAAGTGCGGAAGACTTGGAACAAATGGACACTATTGTAGGAGATATTCTTTCCCTATTCCCTATCAGCGACAATTTCATAAGTGCCTCAAACCCCAAATTGACCTTGAAAGGAAATGACGGATTAGGGTTCAGCGCAACATTGATAAGGACTGACCTTGTGATAAAATAAACATAAAATAAAACGATTAAAACTATTTATTATGGCAATGAAAACAAAGCAGGAATTGAAAGATATATTTAGCGGTCTTTCATCCATTATGTTAGTAAAGGGTGGCATTGCAAATTTTGCCACGGTAACTCCGGATTTTGATTTGCCCGTTACCGTAGATACCCTTTCCTTGTCCCAAGCAGAACCGACATTAAACCGTACAAAGGTGCACGGTCTGCAAGCGGATTGGGCTGTCACCAGTACAGCAGGAGATATTACTTTCGCTGCTACCGTTCCAAGTGTAAGCAAGGAATTGGTAGAATATTTTCTTGGGAAAACCACTGAAATTGCGCAAGCGACTATCAACAACCAGCAATTCAAGGGATTCTCTGCTGTGCTAAACAGCAAGAAACTGAACGTAGGATTTGCGCTTATAAGTGACGACGGAGAAAAATGTCTGCTTGTAAAAAGAATGGCCGTTTACGCACGCCCCTTGTTTGAGAATGCGTCCACTACCCCATTCGCTTTTGCGCTTAGCGGAACTATTGAACTTGAAGATGGTGCTTCGTCCGGCTCCTCTTCCGAAGATAATATCGCTTTCTTGACAAAAAAAGCCGACTGACCGTAGCTCCAGCTTCCCTGTCTTTTACCAGCGCGGCAGATAATACAGGGAAAACCATTACCGCAACAACCAAGGAAAGCTCTGTCTCTGCTTCATCAACGGAAACATGGTGCAAAACCTCGGTTAGCGGGAAAGTGGTGACGGTCAAAGTCGACGAGAATAGCGGAGCAAAAAGGACTGCTACGGTCAGCGTATTCACCGCCAATGAGTTCAGTGCGGTGGAAGTTACCCAGGACGGTTCTTTGATTTAAAAATATGGCGGTGTGCGTTATTGCCGCCGCCTTCTCCTTTTTCACACATTACAATAACACAGCATGAACGATAAAACAATAAATCAACCTACCACAGCAGAGCAGAAAACGCTTGACGACGTGCTGGAGAACAGCATAGATTATATTACGATAAGAGGAAAAAAGTTCGGTATAAAATGGCTGCACCGTGGAACAATACGAAAATTAACCCATGTCTTACATTCCTGCAAAAGTGAGGATGAAGTTACTGCCAAATGTGCCTCTCTCATTATTCTGAATAATTGGTGGAAGATAAGACTTTTCCATTGGATATACTGGCGTATGCTATGGAAAAAATACACAGACACAGAGTTAACCGATATTGTTGTTATCGGTAAAAAAAAAGTGGAATTGCAGAAACTGGAATACTTGAATGCTACCATGTTCTTGACCGGAATGAGAGACACGATAATGACGATGACGAGAAAGGAAGCAGAACGTATCCTTCAAGAACTTCGGCAGGAGCAGCATTTGCAAACGGAGAAAAACACCCAGAGCTGACACGACCGTTAATTCTTCTTTGGGGAATGATTAATATCCCTAATTGGTATATGGACTGGGTATTGACCTGTGCTCAATACGAACTTCTGATGTGCGATGCTCCGATTGTAGTGTATGACAAAGCAGACACAGAACAAAAAACGCACACAGCGAAAGAAATGGAAGATTTAAAAAGGAAGTGGGAAGAAAAGAGAAAAGAGCGGGAAATGAAAGGGCAAAGACTTTCCCTCAATGATTTTATAGTAAACGGTATTAACGCTATCCCCCAAGATACAAAACAAGAATAAATATGGCAGACCTCGGAAATTTGAATTTTGGCGTTCACTTGAAAGATTATACAGAACAAGAGTACGAAGCTATCAAGAAAAAACTTGTGAATATGCACGTCACGACCAGTGCAAAGGTTGGATTAAAAGTAGATATAAAGGAGATTGAAGACAAGGTAGAAGCCTTGCTGAAAAACAAGACCTACAAGGTAAAGCTGGATGTAGATAGCGAAAGTATTAAAAAACTCAAGGAAGCTTTTAAAGGACATGGCGTTGATGCAAGCGAACTAAGAGCCATGAGGGGAGTTTCGCAGATAATCCGTGCAGATGCTTACGTTAACTCACAAAAAGCCCTTGAACAGCTTAGGATTGCCCGAATGCAGGCTGCAAAGGCTTCCGATACGCACAATGCGGCAATGAAGAGGACAAACACTACAATGTCTTCTCAATCACGGATAGCCGGAGAACTGAAAAATCAAATCGCCAATGTGTATTCCATATACACTTTAGAGCGTTTTGTAAGGGGATTATATACCATTGGCGGAGAGTTTCAGAAACAACGCATTGCCCTTACCTCCATTCTTGGAGACAGTATGAAGGCGGAAACCATATTCAATCGCATTAAGGATTTGGCGGTTGTCTCTCCGTTTCAGTTCAAAGAACTGGCTTCATACACCAAACAATTGTCCGCATACAGCATTCCGTATGAAGAGCTTTACGATACGACCAAACGACTTGCCGACATTTCCGCAGGTGTGGGTGTCGATATGGGACGTATCATATTGGCGTACGGGCAGGTGCGCAGTGCAGCTTTTCTCCGTGGGCAGGAATTGAGGCAGTTTACCGAGGCTGGTATTCCGTTGGTGGACGAGTTGGCGAAACGGTTTACTAAGCTTACGGGAGTGGTAACTTCCGCCGGAGACGTATTCGATAAAATCAGCCGGAAAGAGGTCAGCTTCGGCATGGTGAAGGATGTCCTTTGGGAGCTGACCGATGAAGGCGGCAAATTCTACAACATGCAGGAAGCCCTTGCGGAAAGCCTTGCTGGCAAATGGAGCAACTTGCAGGACGCTTGGGATGTTATGATGGCTGACATTGCGGAAGGCAATAGCGGTGTACTTTCAGATAGCTTAGAGCTGCTCACTGATTTAATGAAACATTGGAAAGATTTTGCTAAAGTAATCATTCCAATAATAGCCTCATTTGGTACTTATAAAACAATGGCTCTATTAGCATCTTCAGTAAACCTCAAACTAATAAAAACTTTCATATCATTAACTGCAAGTGTTAGAAGTCTAAAAGACGCTATCGCGCTACTTGGATTAGTGACAAAGGCTAACCCATTAGGTTTATTATTAGGGGCTTTATCTGGAATTGTAGCACTGTTTTATGCGTTCAGAGAAGAAGCAAAAACAACAACAGAGGTTATTACAGACTTAAATAAGACGATTGCCGATACGAACGATAAGATGCAAGGGAATAAAGCCGTCGACAGCCTTATTGACCGATACGAGACCCTTAGCAAAAAAGCCAATAAAAGTACAGAAGAAAGTCGAGAATTAGGGCGAATTACAAAAAATCTCGCCAATACATTCAAAGATGCAGTTACTCAAACGGATAAATACGGAGTAGCAATATCTCTTTCTGTTGATAAGATGCGAAAATTATCACAAGAACAGAAAGATTTATACAAGAAACAGTTTATCGGAACAATGGCAAACGCTCAAATACAAAAGCAAAGCATTGATTCCGAAAGGGAAAAACTTGCCAGTATTATCAGGGAAGGGGGATATAGAAGATTTGATGAGAACGGAAAAGAGTTGTCTTTCGCAAAATACAAGCCGGAAGACATCACTAAAGCAAGAAACAGACTATTGGAACTGGAGAAGCAAAGCTTGGACTTAGCCAACATTATAGACACAGCCAGACAATCTTATCATTCCATGAGCCAAATTAATATAAGTAAGCCTTTGGCTGATTGGGAAAAAGAAGCAAACAGACTTGCTGGCTACATGGATGCCTTAAAGCCCAAAGCAGGAGATTCTTACGAAAAATACATGGAGATGCTTTCCGGTAATATCAGTGATTTGGAGAAAAAAACAAAGGCGTTTGCATCTGGAAATAAATATTCAGAAAAACAACTGGCATCCTACAATAAGGAACTTGAAGTTACCAGGACAATATATAAGGCTTTAGGGGGATTAGAAAAATCTTCTGGAAACACAAAAGACCCTATCGCCGAGCAATGGAAAGAGCGTACCGACCTCATAGACAAAGCCATTTCCAGCTATGATAAATGGAGAAAGATAGAAGGGGACGAGGCGGCATCCCAAAGGGTGAAAAGTATGCCCGAGTTTTCATTCGCCTTTGACGGGAAAGGTGTTAATTTGGACTTGAACGACCCAAGCAAGGCTTACAAATACATTCAAGGGCAGTTAGACCGAAGCAAAGAGAAGCAAGAAGATTTATACATTTCTCTTGGTATCAAGATTGACAAGGCGGGAATTGACAGTGCGAAGAAAGAAGTTGATGATGCCTTAAAGGAGATAGAAAAGTACGTTTCCCAAACCGGAGAAAAGTGGGATTTATATAAGAAGCTATTCAATGCTTCCGGCAACAAATCTCTTTCCATGAACATCGCTTTCGGCGGAGAGGTCTCATTCAAAAGTGTAGTAGATGATTTGCGCAACCAACTTTCCAAAGCGCTTGAAAATACGGGAAGTAAATTCTCCGTTACAGATGTCCTTGCCATGAAAGAGGATGATGTAAAGAAACAGTTTGGGGAAGGAGTAATTCTGAAACTATACCAATCAATCAACGAGGAAAGTAAGAAAATGCGTTCAGAAAGCCTTGAAAACCTTTTAGGCATGATTGAGGATTATAAAGATTATGCCCAAAAGATAAAGGATATTGAGCGTAATCTTCAAAAGGACTTGGCAGATATTGAAAGCCAAAGAGGTCAATTAGGCGAAGAAGCGACCGACAGGCTTATAGCACAAAGGAAAAAGAAAGCGAGCGAAGATGCTGCATCAACCAAATTTGAACAATTCAAGAGTTCGGAAGACTGGGCTAAGACCTTTGACGACCTTGACAGACTTTCTTCTGCAACTCTTAGCAGGCTAATCAAGAACCTGGAAGAGTTTAAAAATACGACCGGGCAAAGTCTAAAAGTCAACGAGTTTAAAGAGCTTGTCAATGTATTAAAAAAGCTACGTGACGAAAGTGAAAGCAGAAACCCTTTCAAGACATTATCAGACGGAATAAAAGAGTATGCGGAAGCCACTGAAAAACTGAAAAAGGCTCAAAAAGAACTTGGGTTTATCCAGGATGGCGGTGAAGTTACTACTGGTGTTTCTGAAACGAGCCATACGGGAACCAAGAAAACGGATGGCGGCTTATCTTATCAGGCTAAAGTCGTCGATAAATTAACTCCAAAATTAAAAACGTTGGCAGATGCGGAAAAAGAAGTAACTGATGCGCAGGATGAACAAAATGAGGCTTCCGATAAAGTTCAAGTAGGCTTTGGAGATATTGTCGACATGGCTAATCTTCTTATCGGCACTTTGGGAGATTTAGGGTCAGCATTTGATGCCTTAGGGAATGACAGTATGGGAGACACTCTAAGCACTGTACAAGAAGTTGCGGGTGGATTATTGAATACAGCTCAAAGCGGAGCTACCCTTTTCGCTGGTATATCTTCCGGCAATCCGATGGCTATCATGCAAGGGGCTACGGGTGTAGTCAGCGGTATTACCGGAATAATAGGAAGCATAGCCAAAGCCCATGATAAGAAGCTGGATAAAGCAATCCAACGTTCGCAACTGGAAGTGAAAAAGCTTTCCAATGACTATAAGAATCTTCAATCTGTCATAGAACGGCAATTGGGTGCTGTTACCCAAAGCCAATCCAAAGAGATGATTGCAAATCTTCAAAAGCAACAAGAAGAGGTGCAAAAGCAAATGGAGGCGGAACAAGACAAGAAAGATTCGGATGCTTCTAAAATAGAGGACTACAAGCAGCAGTATATCGAGTTAGGCGAGCAAATCAAGTATTTCTATGAAGATTTGGCAAGCGAACAATTCGGTATAGACTTAAAGGGATGGTCAGACCAAATATCAGAAGCGTTAGTCAATGCGTTCGCCAACGGAGAAGATGCAGCAAAGGCTTTTGATGATACGGTAGCTGATATTATGCGCAATGTCATAAAGGAGATGATTTCTCTGAATGTCATAAAACCTGCCATGAATAAGCTAAGAGATTATCTGTTTGGAGATAAAGGTATATTTACAGACAGTTCCGCCGGGGGTACAAATCTGACGGAACAAGAGGCAGCCGGACTAATGCAGCAACTTGGAAGCCTTCGAGGGACAATATCAGACTCAAAGAAAATATGGGATTATCTAAATGCTGCTGCAAAAAAAATGGGAATAAGCCTTGAAGAGACAAGCGCTTCAAACACTCTTTCCAAAGGGATACAAGAAAACATTACAGAAGAAACCGCCAATATTTTAGCTTCTTACATAAACGGTATTCGTGCAGATGTAAGTGTAAAACGCGCTTTGCTTGAAAAGTGGGGAAACGAGATTCTTCCGAAATATAATGTTATAGCCGAACAACAACTTACTCAATTGAGGGCGATAGCCAATAATACGTTAAGAAGTGCCCAAAATACCGAAGCAAACGTTGCTTTAGTACAAGAAGTTAGAGATATGCTAAGTATAGTAATAGACAGAAGTGGTAGAAAAATCAAAATATAATATGTTATGAACGAAAAGGATTTAAGCAAAACATTACTGAACCAAGCTATTACGTTTGGTTTATGCCAACCGTGGCAACACGCATGGGGGAATCCTACCCAACAAGGATTAATTGACAAGTATCTGCATGGGATTGATTTTGCCATTAAGCACAATTACCCTACCAACACTTTCATAAAAGAACACTTCGACAAAGACCTTCTCCACAAGAATAATATTTTTGTGGATGAAGATGTGCAGAAACGCAACATGTCACAAATTTCTGTTTTGAACGGAAATTGTAAAGGTACTCTCCTATTTGATGGCTTTTCCGTATGTGATATTTACGTGCGCCATGACAGCGAAGTAACCATTGACTGTTCACAGTATTGCAAGGTATTCATTAACGTGTACGACCGGGCAAAAGTAAATGTTATCCAAAAGGATATAGCATCGGTATATGTTTACATTCATGGAGAAGATTGTATTGTGGAAACCGATGGGGATGTCATGCAAAGAAAAAGCCAGGCTTAATGTCTGGCTCTATTGCATAATTCTTTTTGTATTGGCTGAAATGAAACAGCAAGAGTTACTAACGATTCTTCCCTCTCCAATAATTTCACGCAAGGAAGAGTGCTTGACTGCGCTTCTCAACGTCCATCCCAGTCTATCGCCTTTAGACTTTATACGATGTGGATACTTTGAAGAGCACTTTGCTTTCTTGCTTTCCATTACACTCCCCATATTGTTTTGATATTGAATTTATCTGTTCCCTTTTTTATCCTTCTGCTTACAAGCTTGCAAGCCACTTCTTGCCCGATTTGGTGTGAGACCAAACAACTAATGTAACACTCACAATAGCCGTTATTAAAAATATTGCCGTTAGCGTATCCATATTATATTCATTTTAAAATCCTATTAGCAAAGTTAGCAAACATATATGTAGATATAGTTCCTAATGTAATAGTACTCCAGTTTATTCCGTTTGTCACATTGGTAAACAAAGGAGTTATACCTCCTAAAACAAGTGCCGCAAATATTAGTTTAGATAAATCAAAGAAATATCCTGCAAGTTTTTCACGTCTTACCTTATCCTTTTCCTTGCCCTCTTTCTTTACTTCTTGTCTTTCGCTCCAATTACCCATTTGTATTATATTAATGCACAAATATAGAAAGAACGAACGAAAGAACAAACAAATAAACAAATAAATATCCGATAAATCAGCTTTTTAACAAATCCGATTAATTATAATTCATATGCCACAAAACAAGAAAAGCGGAGAAACTCCGCTTGACTTGATGATTGCTTTAAAATTGGCTTATCGTTTTTCAGCCTTAATATCCATGCTCTCCCCATCCATTGACATGGTAAGTTCGGCGTCATCACCCGATAAGGATTTCACTGTATATCTAATATATTCTTTGCCGCCCAAATAGATTCGGGGCTTTGTAAATTGATAAAACTTCTTTTTAGAACAATACAATATTAAAGGTCATCTTTTCCTATATACATTATAGATGTAGTTCGTAGCCCTACAGTAACCATTGCTAAATATTCCGCATCCTCATACTTTAAAGCATCCATATATAACATTTGACCCCCTTGCTCTGAGAAGAAAACATACCGGTCTGCAAGGTGTTTTCCCAACTCTGAAGCAAATGAAGATTTCAATGTTACAGCTCCTAAATATGCTTTATTATTATCATAAGCTATTTGAATTTTATCCTCTATTCCCAATCCTTTATAAACTGATGTCCCTTGTTGATTTGTAGACAATGGTTTGCCAAAAACTTTTTCTATATTTTCCCTACTCATGCCAAGAAAATCCTTTAAATCTAAATATAAAGTATGCAAAGGTTCTACTGTTACAGATAGTTTAAAAGATGTACCATTAGAATTTGCCATTGTTTCAAATTCTCCAACATGTTCTCCTTTAATTTTATTTCCATCTAATAAAGAGAAAATAAAATCATTAGAATTTTGGAGTTGTACATTTGGACAATCTAAAGTATATATCTCCCCCGTTTTAATAACAACAGATTGGTCCTGTAACTTTTCATCATCATCCGAACACGCACTAAAAACAAGCATTGGCAGCATTGCCAGTAAAAATAAAATCTTTTTCATTTTCTTATCAAATTAATTATTATCTTTAGGGACATTGAATATATTAAAATGAATAACCTACCGCTATTGACAATTGCGAATAATCAGCGTTTTCGATAAGCGCCCAATCCCTCTTTTGATATTTATACCCAAGTTCTACAAAAATATTTCCACTCATAACCGGAAAATCAACACCAAACGCAGGCTTAATCATAAAGCCTAAATCATTTTTATCTGCATAGTCTGAGCAAGGGATAAAAAATGTGTATCCTAAATCAAGAGACATATATGGAGATATACCTTCCCGGATAAAGTTAAACTTTCCATTCACAAATAATGGAACGTATAATGCGGTCTCTTTATAATCCTTATAATACTTATCCATAGTCGAGTTTAATCCAGCTTTCTCATACAAATGTTTACACCAAGATACACCCGTACCTACTCCCAACCTAAAGCTTTCATTAAACCTATATCCAGCAAGAAATTCTGCACCAAAAGACTGGTTTTTGTCATCATCAATACCTAAATCATATACAACCTTGATTTGCGGTTCAAACTTACTTTGTGCAAAGCACATAGCAGTTGTTAAAACGGCAACTAATATAAATAAAATCTTTTTCATTGTTATATATTATTTTTGTTCCATCTCAATTTCAATATATGTGTTATCCCATTTACATGCTTTTTGGGTTCCTAAATCAATTCCCCATGCAATCACATTCAAAAGATTTATACAAGAAATAGGATTAAATCTTGCTTCCAGTAAAAACGGCGTTGATTTATAACCCTCTTTTTTAGCAATTAATTCTTTCGAGGATAACTTTTTTCTTATTCGCGCGGTTGCTTCACCGCTTTCGTCAATTGTTGCAATTTTTCTGCCATTATCATAAATTTTAGTGCCCTCCATCCCTGAAAACGTAATTGTTTGCTTTGCAGGTGTAAAAATTGAAGCACAAGAACTCATAGAAAAAACAACAATTAGACTCAATAAAACTTTTTTCATAATAGCATTGAATATGTTAATTAATGTGCGGCAAAGTTAACAACTTTGTATTGGAGAGCAATATATTATATACAGTTTTTTCACCTTTTTTGTTATATGTTATAAAGCATATTTGGATATTACTACGCTCCCCCTTTTGGATATATGGTTTATTTTCTATATATTCGCACAATAACTTATAAAATAAACGAAATTAATTGATTTTATGATTATAAGTTTGCTATTTCAAAGATAAGGGCTATCTTTGCGGTGCTACAAGATGGTAGTTGTATCTACTCCGTTGGGCAAGCGGTTAATTTGCTCATATTATATATGGGTATTTTTTATGCCCATACTTTAGGATATTGGCGGTTGTCTATACGTAAGATAATGTCGCTCTTCGGAGTACACGACCATCTTGTAGCAGCGTATATGGCGACCGCTTTTTGTTTGCCTATAATCATCTTTAAATGCTACAAGATGGATGATTTAGTATTTCAAAACAGTAACGGCAACGATGTTACCACTTCTTTAATCGTTGCACAGGTATTCGGAAAGGAACACAAGAATGTATTGAGAGATATTGAAAGCCTCTCATGTTCAGAAGATTTTAATCGGCTCAATTTTGAGCGCATCACTTACAAGGATGCAAGAAATCGGGAACAAACCGCTTATGAAATGACTAAAGACGGTTTCAGTTTCCTTGTCATGGGCTACACAGGTGCAAAAGCTGGCGAGTTCAAAGAAAGGTTCATCAATGAGTTCAATAAACGGGAAGCATTGCTCAAAAATGACGATTACATCCTTATGCGCTCCCAGCAAATTTTGCAGAAAAGGGTTGAGAACCTACAAGCCGAAAACAAGCGTCTTGAACAGCAGAACGCATTACAAGAAGAACAACTACGCCAAGCAGCCCCGAAAGTGCAGTACGTGGATAACGTCCTGCAATCCGTCAACACTTATACGTCCACGCAGATTGCAAAAGAGGTTGGGATGGATGCCGCCAAGTTCCACAAGGCACTCAAAGAGCGAAAGGTGATGTTCTACCAATCGGGCACGTGGATGCTGACAGCTAAGTATCAGGGTAAGGGTTACACCAAAATGCGAACGCATCAGTTTACGAGAAATGACGGAAGCATCGGTACAAGCTCGTACACGGTTTTCACGGAGAAAGGGCGTGCAATGGTGCATAGTATCTTTGCTAAATAATAATTAATCAATATTATATTAACAACTACTTGTGTTATCCGCATTTATGCGGACGGATATAACTATACCCAAAAACATATTGCCACGTAAACAAGCATAGATGCACGTTGAGGTTCGACCAGCGAAATCACGTTATGATACCCCGTCAGCAATACGGCTGGCGGGCAGATGGCAGAAAAACGACTAAAACAAATATTCATCATGGAAGAAAAGATATATAACTTGCAGAAAGAGAACAAGCTCCTCAAACTTCAATTATTGCACTTATCCGAAGATATTGAACTGATGTACGAAAGGATGGAAAAACTTGAAAGGAAGCTCAAAGAGAAGCGGGTAAAGAACCCCTACATGAAAATCGTGTCACCCGAAAGGTAGTATTCATTGCAAATATAATGTAAGCCGGATAACTATATCAATTTTCTAACCTTTTACTTGATTATTTAGAAAATACACCATATATTTGCAGTATTGATATAACAAGCCAAAGAGCTGATTAACGGGCATGCCGTTGATTGGCTCTTTTTGTTTTTACAACACAAACTCAAAATAACACATGGCAAAGCCTTACAGTATCTATTTTCAGAAAAGTAAGCTGGGGAGTCCTGTTATTGACACCAAATCCCAATGGGGGATTGTGTGCAAGGACTTCCCTTTTACTGTATATGGAGATATTAAGGATTTGCCCAAAAGGGACTGGATAGACCAAGACGGAGAAGACACCTTTTTCCCCGAAGAACTCTACGTGCAAGCCTATGATATAGAAGTAGAGTTTGCCTATAAAGGTGATATGGGAACAGCCAATGAAAAGATTGTCGCCTTCCTGGACTATCTGATAGGAAAAGACGGTTACGGAACAGAATTAAAGGTTTATGACACCTATACCCAAATAGGCAGGCAGGGGGTTTATTTTAAATCTATAAAACCCGACCTTTTTGTCCGCAAGACAGATGAGGGGGATGTCGTAACTTTCAACATTACATTTCGGGTAACCGACCCTAAAACACAAATTATTCTTACGGCATAATGGGACGGTTTATAATATACAGCAAAGACGGGCAGACGCAACGATGTGTCGCTAACAAGTTAGAGTATAACGGGGAGTTCATGGGAGCTTGTTCCGTTAACATTACCGTTACGTCCCCCACTCCGATTGATTTTACAGTCGGAGACTATCTGATATATCGCGGAGAAAGATTTGAAATAAACTACGACCCTACTGAATTGAAGCAAGCCTCCAAAAATACATATGGAGAGGCTTTCAAATATGAGAACGTAGTTTTCAACTCTCTTGCAGATGAACTGACAAGATGCGAATTCCTGGACTATGTAAAAGAGGATAACTTAATTCACTACTCTTCCCTACCTACATTCAGTTTTTACGCTGAAAGCATAAATGCTCTCGCAGAAAGAATACAGGTGAACCTTGACCGTATCTATAAAGGAGAGCAAAAATGGACGGTTACAGTACATCCCGAATATGTTAATGAGGCTAACAAATCCATATCAATAAGCAGTATAAACGTTTGGGACGCACTCGCTTTGGTAAATAGCGAGTTTAAGGCAAACTTTATCATAAGGGGGCGAACGATAACAATAGGCACTGCCGGAATTGCAGTAGGAAACATGTTCGGGTATGGAAAGGGAAAAGGGCTGTACTCCATACAAAAAACCGCGGACTCGTCACAGAAGATAATTACCCGCCTAAGAGCATATGGTGGTACCAAAAACTTACCGTACAACTATTATACAACATATGGAAGTCCTATTGTCGAAGCTCCCATCGAGGATGTATCTTACGGATATGACCCTAATACACATTTGATAGGCGGTGCTGTTGTGACGCTTCCTTTTTACATGAAATTCCTATCCGACACAGCATTGTATGATGTGACAATCAATGGGAGTCCCTATAAAATGAGAAGAGGCAGCTTTCTTGGGAAATGCTACGTTTTGTTGAATAGTGAAGCCGACAAGGACAACGTCCGCATAGGCGCAAAGATGCGGATAGAAAAAGGTATTGAGACGGACAATGTTCCAAGAAAGTACAAAAGACCTTCTGGAGCATTAGTACCCAATAATATGGCTGTTAAAAACTTGATGCTTCCTGATTTTCCGGAAAAGACACTTGACCCATACCTTGATAGTAAAAACATAGATATTATCGGAGTTCGGGAAGGTTCGGTTTTCTTTGACGGGAGCGATACTTCTTTACCGGAAATATATCCGTCTATGGAAGGAATGACAGCACAGCAGTTGAAAGACGCGGGAATAATCGTAAATGCTACCGGAGCGTTGGATGAAATCGCTTCCGATTCAGTGAATAAGGATAATACGCCAATCGCGGATGATGGTTACTTTGAAGAAGGGGAAACCATCCCACCGTTCAAAATATATCTCAAAGACATTGGATTTGACATAAACGATTATCTAACAGGGGAAACCGCCACCATATCCATGAAAAGCGGAATGTGTGGTGGGCGTGAATTTGAAATACTTGGAGATGCAGACAAGCCCGTAAAACAAGGTGACATGTGGGTCTTGACATGCAACAGAGTCTATGATGAAGGGCTGAATCTTTATTTCCCATATAAGTATTTTACTATCAAAGCCGGAGATAAATTTGTGCTTTTGGGTATTGATATGCCGGATGTGTATATAAAAGCTGCTTCCCAAAGATTGCTAACAGCTTCCAAAGAATATCTTGCAAAAAATGATTATGTAAGATATACTTACGAGCCTAAAGTAGATGAAATATTTATGGCGCGTCACCCGGAACTGCATGACAGTATAAAGGAAGGTGATTTAATGTTGTTCGAGGATGAAGACTTAAACATCAACGGGAGCATTATTATTGACAGCCTTACAATAAAGGAAAGAGACGCTCTCATTCCAACGTATGATATTACCCTTCGCAATGACAAAGCGGTAGGAACTTTAGAAAAGATACAGAATCAGATAGATTCAATAGTAGGCGGGCAAGGCGGTGGAGGATTAACTACCCAACAAGTGGAATCAATCATTAAAGCCTTTGGAGAAAAGCTGTTTTTGAATAAAACCAAACCAGACCAAACCAGCTATTTAATAAAGTTTTTAGGTGGATTGTTTTCAGACTACATCCAGTCCATGAACTTTTCTTCCGGTGCTCTCGGTGAAGGCTTTGTTATTAAAGTAGACAGCAAGACGGGTAAATCCTACATTGAAGTGGACGAACTCTTTGTGCGTATCAAAGCGATGTTCTCCGAACTGGAGATAAAGAAACTCTCTTATGCAGGCGGGAACTACATGTTCACCGCTGCCGGAATGAAATGCGGAAAGGTTGAGGAACACGAGGATTTTTGGCGGTGCTATCTGCTGGTTGATGATGGGGAGACGGCTATCGAGAACCCGTTCAAGGAAGGCGACCAGGTACGTTTTCAAGACTTCAATATCAAGCCGGGTGTCTACGAGAATGTATCCAACCGTTACTATTGGCGCTTATGTGTCGGCGTTGGTGAGGATTACATAGACCTTAGCAAGACGGACTGTGATGCAAACAGCGACATACCACAGGAAGGCGATAGCCTTGTACAGCTCGGAAACAGAACAGACAAGAAGCGTCAGAACGCAATCACCTTGTCCGTGTATGGCGATGATGCACCGAGTATCCATCAGTATGCCGGAATAGATTCCTATTCTTTAGCAGGCAAGGAAGTGACGGTTATCAGTCCGCAAGGCAACAAGTTCATGGGAGACTTTATCTTGAAAACGGGGATAAATATTATGACCCAGTTCAAGATATTGGAAGATTTGATTTACTCTGAAATCTCCAAAGTGCTTGACGAGGTGCAGGCAAAGGATAATTATCTGTACAATGCGGCATTTGCAAGCAATACGAACGGTTGGGAGGCAAAGAACGATGTTCATTTCTTCACCGTGAACGGAAAGTTCTTATTAGTGAATGGGGAGTTCTATTCCCGTAAGGACGCTATGGCTGCCATTATCAGAGACGGGGATAGAAACGTGCTTCGTATCCTTTCTTCCGGAATTAAACAGTCAAATGCTGATTTAGCCAATAAGCCTACCTATGAGGAAGGGGAAGAACCGAAGAAGTTCTTTATCTCTTTCCGGTACAGGGTAGCTACAGCCGGAACGCTGACAATAGGATTTCCCGGTCAGAACCTGCATTTCACCGAACGTCTTGAACCGAGTGAGGAATACGCAATGAAAGAGTATTCCGGCACATGGGACGGAACGGGCGATTTTGAGTTGAAGTTTACGGGGGATATATACATACATTCGCTGGCTCTTACCGAAAACGCATTCGAGGATTTATATACAAAATTGAGTTCCGAAATAGAGCAGACTGCGGAAAGTATCAGGTTGGAAGTAAAGGAACTCTCGGAAAGCAACAATCAAAGGTTCTCACAGATTGAGCAGACAGCGGAAAACCTCAAATTGTCTGTTACAAAAATAGAGGAAGATGTAACGCAGTTGGGGCTGGACATCAATGGGGTTACCGATGAACTTAAATTATATGTCAAAAAAGACGGATTAGGTTCAGAAATCAATGTGGCACTTGATAACATTTCCGTGGTTTCCAAAAACATATACTTTACCGGAAATATATCCGCCAACGGGAATGTGTCTATTCAGGCAGACGGGACAATAAAGGCTATTGGTGGATATTTTGAAGGAGAGATAAATGCAAACAGCGGGGTGTTTAAAAATGTAAGAACTCCTAACAACTCTTTGGTGATAGACGAAAATGGGAATGTTAGCATTGTTGGCAAAATGTCAACCGCTTCATCAGGTACAAAAATAGAAATAGACCCAAATACTAATTCTATTCGGATGTATAATCAAAACGGTAAGGAAGTGGGAAGTATTAATTTTATGGTTGAAGAATGGGGAGGTTCGAATAATTACTATCCCAAAATTAGGTTACATACATATCATGGAGACGAAGAAATTTCTGACGTAAGCTTATCGGGTGGAAACATGTCAATATCGGTAAATATGGGAGGACATAATTATTTCTGCAATTTAGAGCCTAGAGCGGGCCTTTTCTTCTATAAAGACAATATTCGTACCAAATCGTATCCAGCAAATTAATAAACGCAAAAGTTATGAAAAAGATAAATTTTAAACAATTACTGATTGCTACGGACATTACCCGTAAGCATTGTGAAAATATAGACTGTAGAGAGAATTTTGCGAATGTATTATACCGGAACGGTAACGGTATCGCATCGCATGCACTCGCTTTGAAGATATACAACTCCAATGAAGAGACAGAGTATACCGATGAAGAAGTGTCCCTGATACAAGAGCATGCAAATACTTTTTGCAAACCTTTCTTCATTGACGCGCTCAATCGTGCTATCAACAATCAACCGGAAGAAGTAACCGATAAACAGGAATAATTATGGCTTGGACAGAACAGGATTATCAAGAAATAGTTGCCCGCCTTATGGCTAGCTCCATAGGGGTTAATGAAGTACCGAATGCGGACAAAGCGGATGATGTAACGTCATTGCCTGCATTTAAACCTTCAGGAAGCAACAGTGAAGCTTCTGTGGTCAATTATCCTTTAGAATTTTTGAAAGGAGAACAAGGCGAGCCAGGTATACAAGGCGAACCTGGGAAGTCATTTAAGGCAGCCGGCGAATACGCCACCCTTGAAGCCTTGAAATCCGCTGTTCCCGACGGTTCGGCAGTTGACGGGTTCATGGCTGTAGGCACGGAAGCCCCTTATGATTACTACGCATGGGTGAACGGTGAATGGGTAAGCCAGGGTAAGATAGGCGGCATAGACGAAGCGCCAACTGATGGAAAGGCATACGGTCGTAAGAATGGGGATTGGGCGGAAGTTTCTGATAAGAAATATGTCGATGACAGCATTTCAAGCGCTCGTAGTGTTGGCTACATGATGCAGTTTACAGAGATTGACACTTCTGGGTTGGATGAGAATACGTGGTATCCGGTTACGATTGCCGCTGGAGAAAGAATGAACATACGAGTAGAAGTGCTGGTATCATTAGATAGCGGTACAAAACCGTCATGGTCTACACATGAGAGAGGATTTTCTACTCGCAAAATTTGGGAATTTGCTCCGTGTGCTTGGGGTATTAATCGTGATAGCAAGACTACTATATACTTATCAGATTTCCTTCATGCAGATATAGACCCTGTGAGGGGTTTAGGTAATTTGAGCCACTTTGTTATATGCTATGTTTTTGTACGAGGTGGTGGTAAATACCACTTTTATGCTTCTCATGAAGCAAAAGTTATTCTTCATACTGATACATATGCACCAGGCGACCAAAGTGTTAGTCCAACTACTGAAACCCCTGCGGGAATAGTGGCGAATATAGCAACGAAGGAGTATGCGGATAATATCAATTATGGTAAGGCTATTAACGTTTCTGTGGGCACTTATCTTGTTACCAATAAAAACGAAAGAGACAGGGAAGCAATAGACCTTATAAACGCCATCTTTGGTTCGGTTGATAATCTGAAAGAAATAATCCAGGATATTATAGCGAACCACACCAAGTATTATTTTCACAGTTATAATAGCAAAGATAATTGTATTGAACTTAGTAGCATTTACTCTTTTCACAACCCTGAAACTGAAGAATATAACTTGCAATGCAATATCAGTTATTATACTAATAACGGTCCTGTTTCCAAGCGTATGGGATTTAAACTAATGCCCAATGATGAAGACTGTGTTGCTTCTATAGAAGATATACTCGTTTCCGACAACCTCACCACCCTCACCAAGAAAACCGCTGCCGAGTACGAGGATATTAGCTCTAAGGATGAAGGAACAATGTATGCTATAACAGATGCTTGATATGAGAGATAAGAATTTAGAGCGGAAATATAAACCCTGATATTAAAAAATGGAGATAGTTAGATATGGTTAAAATTGGAGCTACATCTATTAGTAATCTTGCTGTTGGAAATAAAAATATTGATTTGCTTAATATCGGCAATGCCATTTTTTATGCTGGCTATCCTTATCCTTGTGTTGGTGAGAATGATTTAAACCCAATTACTCTTCAAGAATACATTGATTTGCCTTATATTGGAGACCCGCAAAATTTTCAAGTAGCCCTATATTTTTCAAAATATATAGAAAGTTTTGAATATAGAATTGTATTAGCTGGAATAGATAGCGGTTTTAAAGTTTGTCCTCTTAATGAGCAAGTAGTTCCTGATGTTTACGGTTCTGTCACAAATTACGGTAATTATGCTGTTCTATTAGGTCTGTGTGCTCCTCGTTATATTGCCAACGAAACGAGCACTCCAACGATGCTTACTGAATTTAAAATTGATGGTAAATTATACAGCTATAATTATATAAGAAAGTAATTATAAGAATTGAATTTAACTTATTTGATTATGAGAGTAAAAGTATTTTATGAAAACTGGTTTGCCAAACTTATCCTATTTGGCGACTACACAACAATCATGCTCTTCGGCTTCATCCTTACGAAGTTGAAAGAGTTGTCCGAAACAACCATACGCCATGAACGGACACATCAGAAACAGTTCTTCGAGTGTATGGAGATAGCGGCTATCCCGTCTGTATTGCTGGCGTTCTATGTCAGTGCGTGGTGGTTGCTCCTTATCCCGCTATTCTACTACATTATTTATTTGACAGAATGGTTTGTGAGCTTCGTGTACCACCTGTTTACAGACAACAAGATTGGCGGCGGTAAGGTAAACAATAACGCTTACCGTGCGAGCGCATTTGAAATGGAAGCCAAATTCAACCAGGACAACCCGAACTACTTGAAAGAACGTAAATGGGGAGCGTGGTTCCGCTATTACGGCAAGATATGAAAATCCCGTCCTACTCTCACGAGCAAAACGGAATGACAGTAGTTCTCTTATTTGATAAGAGACACAAAGATAGGAATAATTGACAAATAACGATAAGATGAGTACAGAAGTTGTAAACGCAGCCCTTCAAACAAGTAAGGGGATTAGTGATTTCGGAATGATGGCTGTTGCCGCAGGTTTCTTTTTGGTTATATGCGGTGTAATGTGGTTCTTTATATTCAAATGGTTCAAACATTTGGTGGATAATGTGATAACCAGGCAGGAAAAGGTGATAAATGATTTGCTCGTGGAAACCAAAGCACAAAATGAGGTTCTATCTGATATTAACGAGGGATTGAAGCCTATTTCTCAAATGCAGATAAATTCGGTTTGTAACAACTTCTTTGACCTTGATTGTGAAAGACTGTGCCGGCTGGTCCGCAATGTGCGCGATGAGAATAATATTGATGATAAGCAGAAAACGAGACGGAAAATAGAAACGCGTTGTAATGCCATAATCAAGAAGCGGAGTATTGAACTCGACAACTTTATTCATCGCGGAAAAAGGCTCAGTGAGTTTATGTCTACGGATTGGGTCAAAAAGTTTTCAGATATAATAGAGTCGGAAATTTATAATCCTATCGGCGCCAATAATGCACGTGCCTATGCCAATATCAAAACAGCTATAGATGAGGTTAAGGTTGAATTTTTTAATAACATGAATAAATAAGGAGTAACAAAATGAAAAAGAAACTGATTATCGCAGGGATTGTTATCGCTATCATCGTGGGAGTTATGCTTTACATGCACTACACACCGTTTTGGGTGAACTTGACTACTGTCGTATCATTCGGTGTCGGTGTTGTTGCCGGATGGGTGGCTCGTTTAGTCTATGACAAATATTTTAGAAAGGAGAAATAACATGAGATACTTTACAATTGCAGAACTGGTTAAAAGCGAAACGGCTGATAAGAAAGCTATAGACAACAGATTGCCGCAAGAACTGCTTCCCAATGCACAAGCGTTGGTTGACAATGTCCTCGACCCGTTAAGAGAGGCTTACGGAAAACCTATCACAGTGACAAGCGGATACCGTTGCCCCGTTCTTAATAAAGCAGTAGGCGGCTCTAAAATGAGCGACCACATGAACGGATGTGCTGCCGATATTGTCGGTACTCCAAATACCCCGAAAGAGAACAAAAGACTGTTTAATCTTATACAAGAATTGAAACTTCCCTTTGACCAGGTTATTGATGAGAAAAACTTCTCATGGGTACACGTCAGCCACCGAAGAGAAGGGAACAGAAACCAAGTATTGAAACTCTAAAAAGTAAACATCATGGCAGCAGAAGTTTTATCATTTCAACAAGAAGAAGGCAAAACAGCGTATTACGCAACGTTTGTCAGTGACGGTAATCCCGTTACCATACAGATAAAGAACAAGGGCGGAATGGTGACCGCTTTCGCAGGAATTGATGATTTGGAACCTGTTCCGCTTTATCCCAACGCATCCCAATATAACGGTGCGTCCAATACGATTTTCCGCATCGCAGGGATAGCGAATGGCATAAACGTCACAATCAAGAGTGCTACCGAAGTATTGGAAGCCAAAATGATTAAAGAGGGATAGCCTATGAACCCAATCACTATCCCCAACATCAGCATCCCGACAATCGGTATTCCTACTATTGGTATACCGTCTGTCGGTTTCCCGTCCGCTTCGGGTGGTGGCGGTCTTGTCTGGCCTGCTGGTATGAAAGAGCACATCAAGGCTTGGTATGACCCGAAGAAGCAGGGTATGACTAACTATGATGTGATAGAGGCGTATGTAGAAGATTTTACTAATTGGAATTATGTAAAAGCAAGAGGAGTTGCAACTATTAGCCAACATAAATTCATAATAACAGAATGTATTCTAAAAGGTTTAAGTATTGTAGAAGATATTCAAGAACCATATTCCAATTTAACTGTTCGTATTATTGGTATAACTGATAATCAAGAAGTTTTAATTACCGATTATGTTAATGGGCAACACCAAATCATTAATACTATAACAGAAGACGGAATATATACTATTGAAGACAGATCTCATTTTGTAGGCTTTGGATGTAATTTTGTAGGTACATGTAATATCACTATTGAGCAGCTCCCTACATCAATCCTAAAAGACCTTAGCGGCAACGGCAACCACGCCTATTTGTATGGTGGTAAGGGTAAGCTGAATAGCGGGATGGGAGTGTATGAGGTTGACTTTACTACATATTATGGAGATGTAATAAATTCATATACTGGTAGATTAACGTCTAATAATAAGAAGAATCTCGGTATTGCATATAATAAACTTACTAAGGATATTGAGCCTTATACTGTAAAAGTTACTGGTATAAGAAAAGAAACTGTTAGATTTACTTATAGAAATGAAGAAGGAATTGAAAAAGATATTCTCATTAAAAATGATGGATATTATACTGTACCTAAATGCTATAAAGATGGTACACAAGGTTCAAGTACAACTTTTGTGCTTTTTGCTAACTATGATAATGATACAGAAGTTATAATTGAACAAATCCCCGACTACCCCGACCAGCTTTGCTACGACGGCAAGATGTACGCTGTTGCTTACGATATGCCTATATTAACGGATTACACGGTGATGGCGGAGAGGACGTGGTTTGAGAAAGAAGAATACAGTGCTTTTATATCCAACTCATTAGGCGATATGGAAGCCCCCAGTAATGGTGCTTTTAGCGTAGAGTTAAAATCTTTAAATAGTTTTACAACAATTAGTTTTGGAAGTATAACAAGTATTGGTATACCGGAAAAAGGGATAACTTATCAAACAAAGCAGTCTTATAACGGTAATTCTATCAATGTTGGAACAAAAGAAAGCAATGACATTCTTATTTTAGGGGGTAGATATTTTTATAAAAACGATAATGCCGCTGGAAATACTTGGACTGGCTGTCACGGCGCCATCATAGTCGCCGACCGCAGCTTCACCGAAGAAGAGATAAACTGGCTGAAACAAAACTGGGATAAGATATGAGAAATAACATCTTAGGTGCGGTGGTCTATCTATCCACCGCCATAGTATTCGGTGGCAGCACTGCACTGCTGATGCTCTTTATCAAAGAGAACAGCGACCGTTGCCACTACTATAACGGCAAGTGGAACAAAATAGACTTGCTGTGTGGAGCTGTCGCAATATGTGCGGGTATGGTTGTAAATCATTATTTGTTGAGGTTATGAAAAAACTACCCTGGCTATTAGTTGTATTGCTGGCCATCGCTTGTGTGGTGGCGTGGTTCCGCCCGTTCGAGCCTTTGCCGGCAGAAATTCGCACCGAGACGAAGATACAGACGGTTGTCAAACTTGATACGGTTCTTATCTCCTCGCCGATAGCTGTCTTTTGGCAGATATTGCCGAATGACACAGTACGTATAGGTGATACCTTGCTTCATCGCAAACGGGTTGTGTATGAAGATAGCTTGTATCGTGCGGTGGTGAGCGGATATGTAGCCCCACGGCTGGATAGTATGACTGTGTATCCAAGAACTGTTTATCAGACAGTAACAAATGACATCTATCATCCGGTTCCCATCAAACCGAAGAAGAAGCGTTGGGGATTAGGGTTGCAGGCTGGGTATGGGTATCCGGGCGGCATGTACGTAGGCGCAGGAATAAGTTATAATCTATTTGTATGGTAAAAAAGAAATTAACGATGTAGAAGTTGGCTTGTAGCTGACACTCTTTCGGGGGCTTAGAGTAAAAAGAAAGCCCCCAACGTTTCACGTTAATATTGCCACATAAAAACATGATAAGCATAAGACACCGCACGTTGGAGGCTTTAATATCTTCAACACGGTATCTTATGCTTTGTTCGTATATAATCAAATATTTTATGTGGCAGGGCAAAGATAAATATAAAATTCAGAAAAACTATGTGTAAGTCAGAAATCTTTGCCGAAACAATTAATCTCGTGGCGCAGGAGACCGAAATACCCGCCAGCCGAATACTATCTTCGGATAAGGATACGGAAACCGTAGACGCCCGCTATTTGCTTGTACAGTTGCTTGTCGAAAGGGGAATGTATCCTTCACAGATAGCTCCTAAAATTCACAAGACCAAACGCGCGATAAACTACATGATTTCCATTTTCCAAGAACGCATGGAAGGCGGGAAAATGTTGAGAATATATTGGGAAAACATTAGGAAAGCGTTGGGAAACAACTGATTTCATGGCAGATTGCGTATTTATACTTTTGTGATGCGGTTGATTTTGACCGTAATACAAAATATAAATCTCTATGGAAAGAACGTATGTCTTCAACCAAGACGGGAACAACGGAAATGGTGGCGGAAGCAAATTTGACATCATGGCTATGTTGCCCAACTTGATGGGAAGCAAGGGTGTAGACCCCGGACTTCTCGCTTTACTGAACCAGGGACGTGGCAGCCAAGACCAATGGGGCGGCTCGTGGTGGTTCATCTGGATTATCCTTTTGTGGTTCTGTTGGGGCGGCAACGGCTTCGGCAACCGCTTTGGCAATGGTGGAGGTCTGCCTGCCGAGCTTAACGGTGATGTCGGTCGTGAATACCTGATGTCAGCCATTCAGGGCAATGGCAATGCCATCAACCAGCTTGCTTCTTCTTTGAACTGCTCTACCCAACAGTTACAGAGCGCCCTGTGCAACATCCAGGGACTTATCGCCAATGTAGGAAATCAGGTGGGCATGTCAAGCCAGCAAATCATCAACGCATTCCAGTCCGGAAATCAGGCTGTTCTTACTCAGATTGCAGATTGTTGCTGCAAGACTCAGAACGCCATTACCACAATGGGCTATGAGAACCAGCTTGCGATGTGCAATCAGACCAACGCGCTTGTCAACACAGCCAATCAGAATGCACTTTCATTGCGTGACGGTGCGACCGCCAATACCAATGCTATCCTTGCAAAGTTGGACGCTATGCAGAACCAAGCATTGCAGGACAAGATTGCGGCTCTTACAGCAGAAAAAGCCACTTTGACCGCTGAAATCTCCCAACGTAACCAGAATGCTACTATCCTGAATTCAGTAGGACAACAGATTGCTCCTTTGGCAGCAGGCTTGCAGGCATTGCAGTCCGATGTCGATGGAATAAAATGCAAGATGCCACCTACGGTAGCAGTGCCATACCCGCAATTGCAAGCATTTAACCCTGAGATAGCTCGTGCTGCGGCTTTCGGTGCTTACGCCGGTGATGCAATGTATGGGCGTAGCGGTTGTGGTTGTAACAACTACTGGGGTTAATTCCGGTAAGAAAGGGGGTAATTATGTGGCCTAACTTTTTTACAGGATTTCCTTTCTTGTTCCCTACTATTGGAAGGGCTAATTTCAATACCCTTCCTACGGTAGCCGTAACGGTCGGCACGGAGAACGTGACTTTAGAGCTGCCTAACCATGCGTTCCGTAACAGAAGCTATGTAGGCGGTTTCTATGTCAGTCTCCGCCAGGCGATACCTGCCGGTACGACTGCTACACTCCCGATACTGATAGGGACTAATGGGGATACAAGACCGTTGCTGGCTTACAACAATGAGCCGGTGACTGTCGGCAACCTTGCCGGAACGGGTATCTACGAAATCCACTATAACAAGTACACCAACGAACTGTTCCTTGTTAACGGTGGGTATCGTCCGACAACCGCATCGACACCGACTCCGACAGCAGAAGCAACCGCTCAAAAGAGCAAGTAGTTAACATGGGGCTTTGTGGTTATTTCCAAAATGGGAATAGCCACACCCCTTTAAAATCAAACCAATATGTTTCAATCACTTCGTACCAATAACCAGTTGTATATACTTCATAAGGATGCTAACCCGTTTATCGAATACGGTCCGGTAGTCAGCGTTTCCGCTCCTAAGCCGAAATATCCTATGGCATCCCCTATGGGACAGTTGCCCCAAATGGAAATGGTTGTGGATGTCGTTGTCTGTATCAACGGGCAGAACACGACTTTCCAAAATCTACCTGCCGGCATGGATATAGCCGACTTCGGACAGAACGGCAATATCGTAGTGTCATGCTCTCGTGATGCGATGAATAACGAGGTCGCTTCTATGAAACAGAAAAGCATAGACATCATCAACAGCATGGACTTCCACAATTCCGTCATTGCGGGATGTGACAAGATGCTGACGCTCTTGAACCCCGAATTTGCAGAGAAACAACGTCAGGAACAGGAAATATCCTCTCTGAAAGGGCAAATGGCAGAAATGAGCAAAAATATGTCCGACCTTATGGATTTGAACAAACGGCTTATGGAACAGCTCGGAGTTGCTGAAACATCTAAAACAAAGAAATAATATGGGAATGTGGGAAATATTGGAAGAAGGACGCGGAGAATATGACCGTGACTTCGGTATGAGAGGCGGTAATCCTATGGAAGAAGCCTATAGAGAGGGTTGTCGTCATGGTTACGAGAAAGCCATGCGTGAGATGCAGGGCGGTGAAATGGGCTATCGTAACAGCGGTGGTTCACGCGGTGGAAGCTATAGCGGCGGCTCGGATATGGGAGAACGTCGTATGCCGGGTTACTTCCCGGAATATCCGGTTTACAACGAACGCCGCGATTCACAGCCTTACGGTGATGATATGGGCGAACGCAGACGCAGACGCGCCAACGGAGAGTTCATGTAATGGAGAGGGGATTATTCCCCTCTTTTGCCAATCACTTAAAATCAGGAAAATATGAAACAAAGATTAGATACATACGACAGAATACCGCCTGCAATGGCTGACTATCTCAGCCAGTACGGATGGCATTTCAGCAAGAAGATGTGCCTATGGGCTGTTTCCCGCATGAAGATGGAAAACAAATCTACGGGCAAGGAGGAAAAACTTGAACCAATCAGCAAAGAGCAGGTAGAGGAGCTTCTGAAAAAGTACAGTGTAAACCTGGAGAAGGATGCAGGGTACGACAGCGTTTACGTGGCAAACATGGCGAAGTCGGATTACTACAAAAGTTCTATCACTGACGAAGCCCATCTCGCATTGTTCATTAAGGATTACATAGATGATGTGGACGCTTACAATGGAATGCCTTTCACTCGGTTCTATGCCGACTGCATAGGCTCCGGCAATCCTATCATGTGGGAACAGATGATGTAGCCTATGATAATACAGGATTTTTACATACCGGATTATGATTGGGAAGTCCGTGTATATTATGCGGTGGACTGCTATTATACCGACCGTATCATCGCCGACCTTCGGCGGGTTGGATGCAGGGGGCTGGATTTGGTGAATGCCTATAAGAACATGCGCTCCTGCAATCTGAATACGGGTATCACTTACTCCAATATCCAAAACAGGCAAACCGTAATGGTTATAGCCCTTACTTCTTCCCCGGCAGAGTTTCAAAACTCTTTCGACCATGAAAAAGGGCATCTATGTCGGCATATCTCACGGGCGTTCGGCATCGACCCATACGGGGAAGAGGCGCAGTACCTTAGCGGATATGTGGGACAGAAGATGTTCCCGGTAGCGAAGAAATTTTTGTGTGAACATTGTAGACGTAGCTTATGTGGAAAATAGTACAAGCCATTTTATCAGGCAAATCACGGGAAGAAGTATATAACATGCTTTCTCCCGAACAGAAAGAGACGCTGAACAGCCTTGCCATAGCAAATGGTATAAACCGCCAACAACGTAGAAAACTTGAACGTGATGCGAAAAAGGGATTACATAGATGAACTGCTTGAATTGGCGGACAATGTCCTTTACATGGACTATTGCCGCCTTTTCCGGGTTATCCAATGGAACGTTTAGAACGCTTTGAACGGGTTCTCCATTGGGCTATACCGCTTGCTGTTTTGGTGAGGGTATTAGCTTGGTGTCTCTAATTCTTTTACATCCTCTAAAGCCTTATATAGCACATATAGCGTACCCATGTGACATTTGAACAAGTCGGTAACACCTTCCTCTACGTATTGTGCGTAATCAAACACCAGTTCGATAAGCTCCCCTCTAAGTTCTTCGGGTGTTATGCTATGTTTGAATAATTCGTCTATTGCGCTAAGGTCGTATTGCTTCTTAGCAGGTATTGTATTTCTTTCCATGATGAATATTTGTTTAGTCTTTTAGTAAAAGCCCGCCCGGAATAGGTACGGGCAGGGCTTGGCAATAGGGTTAGGCTGCTTTAGATTCTCTCACCATATTGGATATGATGTTGTATATCTTATCAAGGAAATGATTTCTCTCCGCTATTTCAAGTTTGGATTCGTCTCGTCTTGCTTTCTTGTAGTTCCGTATGGAGATATGGTATAGGTAATACAGCTGGTCATAAATCTTGTGCCATACGTCTTGCTGCCTTATATTCATGGCGGATGCGTATTTGTTTACCAGCTGCCGGATGTTGTCACGCATAGACAGCTGCGGCAATTCTTCCGAAGACATAGCCACTGACAATAAGAATTTCCCGTTTTCTTCCCGTTCTTTCTTTATTTCCGCAATCTCATTCTCTATATTCTCTATCCGTTTCTCGTATTCGAGGTTTATGTTCGCTTGCATTGCAAACATCTGTGCGGAAGAAAGATGCCGTTTCAATGCGTTTTCCATAGAGTTGAATGCTGCGATGTATTCCAATTTAAATTTTAGGGCTTTCTTACCAGTGAATCCCATTGCCAAAAGAGTGAAACCGTCTCGGTTCATTATAAATCGTCTTGCGGATTTCACCCCTCCATTGGGCTGTGGAACATCTTCTGTATATTCCACGAACATGTCCCGAACTTTTGCGTCACATTCATTATCAGCGTTTTGCAATAAATTATCTATTGCTCTTACTACATCGTTTGGCTCTTTGCCAAACTTTTCAGCAACCAAAATACTATTGGTTAACACTTAGTCATTTTGACCTTTAAAAACTAATTCATTTGCCATTTTTGTAACGTTTTATGGCATTGCAGAAAGAAGACGGTCTGCAATTAACCCGCCGTTACACATACCTAAGAGGCAGTTGGGAGGCTATTAACTCTCCACACGGGTTTGCAGACCGCTATAATATACAGCGTTAGCTTACAAGCATAAAAAATGCCTGCATAAAGCAGACAACCGTCCGCCTCTTAATATGTGTAACGCTGCAAATATACCTCTAATTTCTATAACGCCAAATAAAAAACTTAATATTTTACTTTTCTACCCCATATCATCGCGTTATACAACGAAGTGGCATACATCTTAACTTCTTCCTTGCTCTCAAGGAAATCAACCTTAGAAGCTGCTATCATAGCCTCTGTATAAATCTCTTTGTTTAAAATATTATTCTCTTTCATATTATCTGCATTTAACTTTTGTAAGTCCATACTTAGCCAATCTTAGATATATTGTCCTCACACTCACATCCAACATTTCAGCCATTCTGCGGGGTGGTATCTTTTCTTCCTTGTACAACTTGGTAATGTTTTCTTCCGAAAGTGGGTCGACAAAAGGTTTCTTCGGTTCTGTTATCCCCATCCGTTTACGTGCTTTCGCTGCATATGCTTCATTCTGTTTGTCTTTTGTGACGTAAATAACAGTGGTCTTGTTAAGGCGTAGAGGGAATAGTCTTCTTTCCACTTCCTTGTGTTGTTCGGCAAGGCTTTCTACATCCCCGTTGACCGTAGTGTCAATCTTCTTGTATTTGTCCGGGATACGGGAATGTCTGTCTCTGATTATTCTGTCTGCTTTTCTCATGACTTCTCTTCATTGTCTGAAAACACTAAATTTTGTACTTCTTCTTCCCATATATCTCCCTCATTTCCTTCAAAGTCAAGATATACCGTATCTTTAGGGCTTGGATTGTTGAAACTAGAAAGCAGCCCTATTACCTGCATGGGTATGGAAAGTCTCTCTCCTTGTGGTGACGGGAGTTTTATTCTCACCCGGTCACCGATTTTTAATTCTGTTATATCCATTATTTTATTATACTAAATTTATGATACCACTTGTCCGCATGGCTGAACCATCCTATAATGAATGATTTACCGAAGAGAGTTATTTTGTATAGTTTACTCATATATTTTTGTTAACTAATTCACACCAACTATTATCGCTTTCCCAAAACCATTGATAGCCGCCAGCGTGTTTACGCTTTCCGGAACAGCAATTCCTGATATTACGGGCACAGATGCCGGTCTTTCGTTCCGCATCGTTAGAGGACTGGAAAACACCTTGTAACCGTCCGCTTTTTATAGCTACTACTTTCTTTGCATTGCAGCCCGCTATATTAGGGTTTCCCGTTCTCCCTAAGGCTAATCCTTTAATCATACTTTCCCTTTTATGCGAAGGGATGTAATCATCCCATTTCTTTCCCTTGTTATGAGGGATACCTCCTTTTAAAAACCGCCGTTAATAGGGTTGCGGTTTAATCGCTGTGGAGGTATATATAATTCATTCATCTTTAAATTCAAGTTTTGGGTTACTGGTAGTCTCTGTGTTCCTTTTCTTTGTCTTAACCATTCTCCGATAAACATCATCAATCAATTGCTTAAGCTCATTGACGTAGCTTCCCATGCTCCAGCCTTCGAGTTGACACACCATTAAATCAAATTCTATTTCTTGTAGCAGCTTTACTTTAAACCTCTCGCGTGCAAAGACATTTACCCGTTGACGCACATCACGGTTAATCATCGGGTCATGCTTGGGTTCTTTGTTATTGGGGATGAATTTTTTCACGGGGTGATGGTTGTCTGCTATGTTGTTAACATGAACATTCAGAGATTTTACAAGAATTCTTACTCCTCCGTTTAAGACGCTTTTCCCGTTTGTGTAAAAGTCGTATCCGGCCAAAGGAGAGCCAGTATGCTTGTCAATGGAGAAACCCTCGGGTGGTTTATCATAGAGTTCCCAATTCATGTATTTACTCATGGTTGTTTTATTTCAATAACTCAATGTTTCTTTATGTAATCGACTAATTGAGAACCTAAGTCATGGAATTGAGAAAGCCCACTAAACATAAGACTGGCACTCATACCGCTGTGACCTTGGTCGATGAACATTTGCAAGCAGTTCTTGAAACGTTCTTCTTGAGGCTTATCTGTATTGAGTTCGGATATAAGTTTCAACAAGCAATCGAGTTCAAGCCCTTTATAGAGGTCGTTCAATCGTATAGGAACAATCTTATCCCAATATTCAAGATGTTTATTTGGAATAATACCACGTGCTCTTTGCCGGTATTCTATTGTCAGTTGCGGGATTTTGGCGTGGAACTCAGCTTCCCTTCGTAGATATTCGTTATGTTCATCCTGAAAATCCTTGTCGAACTCTGCCTTTGTCTTTCTCGTGACCTTCAAATACATTTCATCAAGTGCTTCACTTGAATACAGTTCTTTGTCATTGAATTTACAAAAACAATCTTCACCAGTTTCCTGCTTGAATTTCTTCAACTGTTCGTATGCGTAGTCAATGTATACGCCCGGATACATTTCTATTTCTTTCATAATCAATACTTTTTTCCATGTTTGTTTTCTCTCAATTCATTGTATCTCATCTTCTGATTGATATGCCATATAAGGTCTATATTAGAAAATTGGCAATACTTAATCAACCCGGCAAGAGCGAAACATATCCTTTTTCCCAAACCTTCTACATCGTTAGTTAGTAGGAGTGTAAAACCAAAACAAACCTCTGTAAATCTGAATCCGGATTTGAGGCTCACAAATTCATCGGCAATTTCATTCGTATCGGACAAATCTATACCTCTCAATCCGGCAAGGTCAAGCAGGCGGATTACAGCATCGGCAAGTTCATCGGGAAGTGTATCTTTTACATTCTTTTCAAAGGAACACTTAAATCGCTTTTCTTCTTCCACTAATGCAGGATAGCGATTATAGTCCATTTCAAAACGTGATTTACATTTCTTTCCTAATCTTCCCTTTCTATCTGCTTCCACGGCTTCCATAAGCTCGGATATTACAAGGCAAAGGCAATGTTCGTTACTCAATTCTTCATCGTGGAAACCGTGGTCGCAAGCGGTTTTATAGGCGCGGTCGCGCAGTTCATTTAAATCCATATTTATTCTGTTTTGAGCCATACGGCAGACGTCCAACCGCCGTATGGCAATATTTATTTCTTCATTAACCCAATGCGCTCTTTCAAAGTAAGAAGGTAGTAGTGCATCTGTACTTTTTGAACCTCCATTAAAGTGACCTGATTTTCACCAGCTATTTCAACAGCATCTTTTCGGCCAAGAAACAGGGCTAACTTATTATGTTTGTCCATCAACTCATTATATTCGATATACATACGGTCAAGAGGAGTATCAGCTACCTTGTATGCCTTTTCAAATACATCTTTAGGCGACCAACTTTCATATCCATCTTCATAACGAACATGATAACCCTCATCGTCAAAATTTTCGGTTGACGGCTTTTCTCTGAGGAGATGTTTTCCCCACGCATCACCTCTTGTCATAGACTCGGCTTCAATCTGTTTTGTTCCAATATACTTTTTCATATCAATATGGATTTTACAAAGCCCGTCCAAGGCTATTTAATTTATTTCTCTTGTCGTAATTACTCATACGGGGGCATTTCCCGTCACACCGCATGTTCACATACATATTACTTGCCATACTCGATATGAATGACTTTTTGTAGCATTGTCCACTGTAGGGGCTGTAATGCTTGCAGTGTTCCTGGTATTCTTTTCTATTCATGGTTGTATCTTTCTTTTAACTCTTTCAAAACAATCTCCATACCTTCATCCAGCCCTTTCTTGTAACCGGACATATGCTCACCTATGTTGTAGACCAAGCATCCTGCAACGATAAGAATAACTCCTACAGTCCTATGCCAATAGGGAAAGGATACACTGAACGGCGAGAATGTCAGTCGGAAATGACCGATGAATAATGCTGATACGATGAATATCGCAAGAAAAAATATTAGGTTTGCTTTCATAATCATATAAGTTTTAATATTTTTCAAAATTTGGGATTTGTAAATAGAACGAGTTTCGAGACATGGGAAGCCAACACTTTTGCTCCTCATTGCACGTATTCCAATTATCTTCTCCAAATTCATCATTTAATGCTTCCACTATCTTATAGGCTACATCTTTTACAAAACGAGTATTAAACATCTTCTTGTCTTTAATAACGATTGTAGGTGTATAGAGTGAAATTTTATACTCCCCACCGTTTTCTATCGACCAGCTACCTTGTGCTACTGTAATGTGCGGATTGGTTTCATTCTTATACTCTTGTACTATACTTAGATAGCCATTAAAATAGTTGGCTATTAGTTCCGACTTATATACTTTTAGCCCCGTTGCTTTTTCTAAAAGTTTTCTAAGCCTATAAGCATCATTTACAACAGGGTCCATTCTCATATAAGTTTTAATGCTTCTTGTATCCCGGCTTCCAGTGCTTCCTCGTAGGTGACATATACTTTATAGCCATTCCCTTTGTTTATTTCGTTCTCCATCCAGTCGCTTTCTTCTGTTGGAACATTGAAATCACAAAAAGAAAGCTTCCATCTTTTTCCAATAACAGGTTCTACATATACATACACACCTCTTATTTCACGCAGCCACTTTTGGGCGATATACAATGTTGGACACAAAAATTCAACTGATTCGTCATCTATTTCCATACAACACGACATACTTTGCGGAAGGTTATATTTTGTAATAACCTTATTACGGTCTATTAGGTGTTCACACTTCCAATCAAATCCTTTCTCCTTCAGCAACTTCGCTGTTTCTAATGTTACGAGTTCTTCGGTCATAATTAACTTTTATTAAAGTGTTCAATCAATTCGTTTACGGTAGCCTTGTGATAACGTCCTGAAATAATAGTTTCATGATTCCAATTTTCATCCCAAAAGAACATAATGCCTTTGGGTTCTGTGAAATAATGATCGTTGCCAATAGAATCGTCATAAGAAACGCTAAGAATGGAGTCTGCTATAAACCACTGCATATAGTTACTATCATCCCTCAATGCAGCGATAGCCAAGAAAAGCTCTTCGTTGATACTACAATCAATTCTTCCAGCACAGTTCCATGTGCAATGAGGATTTGTATCATCAAAAACTTCTTTAAGAATAACATGATAATTGCAGTTAACTGGTGATGTAGCAATACAAAATCTTTCATCTTCGATTACATCAGTAGAATGGTTGTATCCTAATTTTTCCAACTTCTTCCTTAATTCCGGTGTATTTTTACGTATAAATGCTGGTGTTGTAAATCCCATTGTTACTTATTTTTAAATCGTTTAAACACTTAACAATCCAATTCTCTTTAATTTCTTTCTAAAATTCTTTTCATTCAAGGCTTGGTCGTAATAGCAATCAGGTTCTATAACCGTTTCAGCTTTGGTTACAGGAAGCCCATTAAAGCCAATAGCAACCTTGTGTATAATAGAAGCTCTCTTGATTTCCCCTGTTTTTCGATTAAAAGAGAACAAGATATGTCCCGGATTCTTCTTAATCTTATTAACTAATTTATATTCTGTTTGCTGCTTTTGCAGATATTCTATCTGTTCCTTAGAAAGATTATCTTTTGTTATAATAGGTACTATATCCATTTTAGTTATTCCTCCTTATCTATCTTAATATCTGTTACTTTACCACGACACTTAAATTCACTATTTGTCATCTCTGATTCCGAAGCTAAATTAATCCAACATAGACACCCGTTTCCGAACTCATTTTGACATAAATCACGTAACGAACATTTTAAACAATCATTACGTTTCGTTTCCTTCAATTCATGCAGCACTCCGTCTATTATTATTCCGTTCTTTATTTCCATCTGTTTCTTCTTTTTTTCTCAATTCTATCACAATCAATCCAAATAATCATAAGTATAGGAATGACTATTAATAATGACAAGCAAAGTATTACTACTTCAAGAAAATCGGTTACTTCCATATCATCAATTATTAGAAGTTACACCCAAACATAACACCTTGCTAGAAACGCCTATATCGTCAAATTCCAAAGTAAGATATTTCGTATCATAAGGATAAGGGTATCTGCAATGTTTCAATTCTTCCTCCGTTAATTTGCGTCTGATTCTCATCTCAATTTCGTAATCATCGGAAAGGTTCTCAATGATTTTCCTAAGTTGTCCTACATTCTTTATTTCCATGGTTATAACGTTAAGATTATATTGGTTTTTATATGCTCTATGGGGGAAACAGCTAACGCAGATTTATCCTTTTCTCTGCATATATAAAACATGTTGCTGACTTTTAAACCCGTTTCTGCTTCAAGTTTTTCCAGAATATGAGCTATCTCCATTTCGGCTTTCGCTTTCTTGTTTTTTACTTCTTCTATATCCATGGTTATTTCCCTTTCAATTTCTTTATTAGTGCATCAGCTACCCTCAAAGAGCCTATTGCAATATCATCATAAGTTTCACTGTCATCGTTTATTCCTAAAGCAATACAATACCCTTGCATAGCGGATTTTGCCAATTCATAACGCCTTTGCTCCCAATCAATAGTTTCAAAATTATCAAAGAAGTCGAGTTCTGACACTTTGAAATACCTACCATTCACTAAGGCAGTCCCATCATCATATAAGTCTTCAACCTCTACAATCCCTCCAGTCTCTTTTATTCTCGCTTTCATTATTTACCCTCCTTTTCAACATATCCGTTTTCAATACACCAGCACAGCATCTCGTAGGCTGAATTAATAAGTTCCTTACTCTCTGTCAGGTTTAATATAGAACGCGAATAAGGCTCCATATATAAACATGTTCCGCTATTTGCAAGCTTCTGTAAGGTTAGTACATGTGTGCCAATAAAACAAGGCAGCTTATCGAGAATGTCCTGCAAAGTGTAAGTTTCATGATAATAGTCGTAATTCGTATCGGCATCCGGAGAGGTTACAACCATATTGTCTGCATCTGATTCATTCCACTCGAAACACATGCTTCCATCGCTTGTATCCAACCCAAGCTCCTGCAAATGTTCCATCTGTTCGACTGATAATACATATTTTGATTTCATAATCATTGCTTTTTATTAGGTATTAAATCATCCAAATACGCCCATTTTTCAATGGCATCTTTGGAGCACTCGTAATCATCGCACTCTTCATCGTCCCAGCACTGCTCTGTTACATTCCAATAGCGGACACCGTAACCAGTTCCAGTGCTTAATTTCCCATATACAAGGCATGGTATCTGCGGATAATGTTCATTTTTGTATTCTCCATGAGCTTGTGGCACTTCATCTTTAGTCTTGTGCCACACGCTGTTGATATGCCAGTTCGCACCGGCAATAAATCCTTCTTTAAATTCATCTGCACCACATTCGCAACAATCGAATGCTGTATTATGACCGTTACAATGTTCGCAATATTCACGTTCTGAACATGGATAGGTTCCATTACAATTATAATGCTTATGAATTGCTTCCCTTGCTGCTTCTTCTACTGTCTGTTTCATATCACTGTTAGTTTCAATTATTTATTAATAACCACCGCCATTGTACTTATAGATGTCCCACTTTCCTTGAATTTTCCGGCGCCGATTTCAAATACTTCTCCACGTACCTCTTCCAACCATTGGCGGAAGTCGACACATTTCTTTTCCGAAGCGAATTTCCAGTGCGGGCTGGTAATGGCTGCGAGCGTTCCGCCGGCTCCCAAACGTTCATACATAATCCTCACATGCTCTATATCCTGATTTTTTGAGAAAGGCGGGTTGGCAATAATCTTGGTATAACTTCCTACGCTATCTTTCGTGAAATCTTCATCAAGCAGTATCACATTATCTAACGAATGCAAAAACTCTCTGTTTTCCGGCATCAGTTCATAGCATTCTACTGTTACGGAAGGACAAGCCCTATGAATGGCTTTAATGAGAGCACCACGACCGGCACTCGGCTCCAATACCGTATCATTTTCATGTATTCCGCCGGCAAGCATGACCAGCCAGTCCGCCACCTCAGCCGGCGTTTCAAAAAACTGGTAATCCTGTTGCAGGTTGCATCGCTTACCCTCGTGAAGAATACTAAACACACGTTCCGCATTAAATGGGAAAGTAAAACCTTGCACCTTTCCACCTTGCCAGGAACCGCCGGCTTCCTCAATCCACTTCTTAGCCTCGGCATACGATTTCTTGTTGAATTGCACATTGGGAAGTTTCAACAAACCGTTCTCCAAGGTACAATGCCGCAATATCTCTTCAACGCTCCAGCTTTTCCCGCTGTCAGCTGTACCTTTCTTGCTTTCTTTGTTCTCCTCAATGCCTAACAGCCTGTTCAATGATTTTTGTACACCGATAGCAATGGAGGCATTGACTGACATCCACTCCAGTATGGCTGTCAGAAACTCGGTGTCTACATGTCCGGTCTCGTCATAAATGGTTTCCTTGTCAATCAGGCTCGGAAGCTGCTTGAATGGTTCAAGGCTACCATGTAACGTTTCGATTAAAATCTCTTTTTTGTTCGTCATAACTCTTTTGTAAATAAATTCTTGTTGTTTCCACACTCCCATGGCCGAGAAGGTCGGCCAGTTGAATGACATCCTTATTTTTTTTCAGGAACATTTTTGCGAAAAAATGCCGGAAGGCGTGCGCGTGCATCTTCCTTGAGTCAATACCGCAATGTTTGCCCCATGCTTTCAAATGTTGTGAAAAACCTCGTTGAGTTAACGGACCGAATTTCCCAACAGCGAGAAGTCCTGTTTTGCCAGTCTCTTTCATGTATGCCATTGCTTCCTGCCTCAAATGTTTTTGGAAAAAGAAGCGACGGTATTTATTACCTTTGCCGCGAAGCGTAACCTCACCCGCCGCTATGTCTTCCCATGTGAACTGCTGGAACTCCGACAAACGTGCACCTGTTGTGCCCAGTACCTTGATAAAAAAGTAGTAATCCTTGTTGGATTTCGTTTTCAGAAAATCCAGTAGGCGGTTGTACTCCTCTTCTGTCGGGACATTGTTTACATCGAGCTTGCGCTTCATCTTAGGCCGTTTAAGCTCTATCGGTTTCTTTAGCCATTTCGAGAACTTTTCTAAAGCGGTGATACGCAAACGGATGGTTTGCGGGGATAGTGATTTCTCTTCCAAAGTCCGTATAAACCTCTTGCAGTTTTCCATACTTATATCATTGGCATATTCAAAGTATTGTTTCAAAGAGGTGTGGTAAATATCTACAGTATGCGAAGAGTAATCATTGCTATCGGTAAGCCATACTATAAAATCATTCAACAGTTTCCTGTTCTTTTCTGAAATGGTATCAAGCCTTTCCAATGTCTTTATTTTCTTTTCAATCTCTATGTCCATGATTATTTACCGTTTGTTTCTTATTTGGATAAACCCTCGTTTTTCGCATTCCTTTAACAGTTCCATATCTTCATCCCTTATATCGCATGGCGTCTCATGATTAACACTCATGTAATCCGATATGCCAAACTTTTTGCATATATCATAGTAAAAGCGTCTTTGCCTGCCTCTTGTCGTCCAACATATTGTAAGTCTCATACTTTATTGTCAAATTTATGCTTTCGCCAATACTTATAACTGGCATACTCTCCACGTCTATCAAACATTATACGCTCGAATGTACCAACACGCCGCAATGCTTCGTTTGCGTACAGGTCTCCACCGGCTATCTTAACTTTCAACATCTCAATGTACTCTTCTCGGCTATACTCTTCTCCAGTAAAAACATTAATTTTTTCTTCCGGCATTGAGTGTATCACTTCATCCCGCTCCTTATCGTAAGTGGCAAACCAGCTCATGATGACAGAACCGTCTATTTTGCCATAAAATCCACCGTATGATGAGTTTTCCCTTGCCCGTTTAAAACAAAGGCAAACATCCTCAATTCTAAAATAATAATACTTGTCAAGGATAGAGTTTACAATGGATGCTACTTGATAGTCATTCATATCCTCGCGGCTACGGCCGTAAAACAACAGAGTACCTTCTATGAACTTTACAAGAACCGCCTTTATGCAGGTTTCGTTATCTTTCCTCCATTGTGATAATTGTATGGGAGGTGCGTTTATCGCTTGGCTTATGGAAGTTATCTCATTACTGATGTTCTTGCAGATAGCAATCAGCTGCCTGGAAGATAGAACCGCTATTTCCTTGCTTGTTAGTGTGATTTCTGTTCCCATTGTCTTTTAGTGGAAATAACCCTTGGTAATTATTACTCATGCTTTGCTCTATTATTGCAATCATCATCTGCTTGTCACCTCCCGAAAGAGTTAATAGCTTCCGGTAACATGCCTCTGCTCCGGTCTGCTTGTATGGCTGCCCCCTCTCTTTTTTGTAGTTGAGCCAGTATATGAATATATCCTTATATTCTTCCTCTACGAAATAGAGGTCAAGTACCTCTTTCTTCCTTATTGAGTTTCTCCCGTCTATCCATGCTTTCGCTATTTCATTTCGGATTTCGGAAGGATATTTCAACGCATACTCTTCTGATTGCTGCTTTATTGTTTTCATATTATTACTTTCTATATGGTATTAAGAAATTTGTTCACGAAGTAAACTTGTCCTTTGCCACTAACTTTTGTAGTCAATGTCGTATGTAAAACGCCATTACTTCCAGAGCGTACGCCTTTTTTGATTACAAACAACCCTTGTTCTATGTATTTCTGATTTGGCACGTTATATCTTTCTCCATGCTTGCCCAAATATCCGTTTTTACGCATCCATGCAAACAATCTCTTTTCGCCTATATCGTATCCATTCTGCGCAATTAATTTTGCAAGTTCTCCGATAAGGCATGAACTTTCCGCTCCACTAAATGCGTTTGTAAAGGTTACAGCAGGTTTGGTTTCTTCAATTATGTTTTTGTTCTGTTCTTTGAGGATTTGATTTTCGCAAGCCATTCTTTGCTTTTCCTCGCGTTCGCTCTTTAACTGCGTTGCAAGGCTGATAACAAGGTCGGGGTTGTTTATCATCTGCTCCAAAGTTGGCTGCGTGGCGGTCATACCGTATTTAAGAAGCTCATCTACTCTCATATCCACCCATACCGCTAAATCGGAATTTAGTTTTTGTGCAACACGAATAGCGACAAGACGGTGTGCCCAAGTGCCTGGATTATCTCCACCTCTCTTAACTATCAGTAAATCAGCCAAACTAAAATTTTTTAGTTTGGAAAGTGATGTGCAATAATCGCTGATTTCCTGCGAGTTAACAATTGTGGATAAATTCTTATCGGGATAGGCTTTCGCCATAGCCGTAAGGTTTACCATAACATCACTCCCTTTCTCAAAAGGAATTATATTTCCGTTGTAATCGAATTTAATAATTGAAGTATTCATAATATTTAATTTTTTAGATTTTGCTCAATAGAAAAGTTTCTCTCCCTTTTTTCGGAAAGTGAGGTAGCCCGATAAAAGACTACCAAACACGATAAGTATTTCAATCATGGTTGTTACTTCTTGACTATCCCCGTTCTTCTGTATTCCGCCCACTTATCGTACTGCTTCGTCTTTACGAGGAAAGAGAAGCACGAGCATTTTAATTCAATCTCCCTGCGTTCGCTCCATCTTGTCCATTCGAGAAGTTTTTTCGTAAACTCCAGTTCCTTTTCGAGCTTTGCGATTTTCCGCTTGTCGGCTGCGCTTGATTTTACAACCTTTGGCGCAATCTCGTTCACCTTGTGAAAGACTTCACGGTACACGTCAAATACGGGGCGAACTTTGCGGGCAATGAAGTATTCTAAGCAGGAGACGGAGAGGTGGTATTCTATTGTTGGTCTGCCGCCTTTTGGGTTTTCCGCTTTTTGGCGCAAAACTTGATAATCAACGTCTTGGATGAAGTTTTTAGTTAATTCTTTAGTCGCATTATCTTTTCTTGAATAGGCAAGCATCCAGCAACTATCAAGGTTAACAGGGTAGGGAACATTCAGTTTTGAAAGTTCTAAAATAGCTTTGAAATAGCGTTTGATTTCTTCGGTTAAAGAAGATAATGAAAGGGTGCACGTGTCGTGTGCAGACGTGAGTCCACAATTTACTATACTTCGATTGCTGCTCAATTTCATTGGACTTGGCATGTTATGAAATTTGAGTTATTAAAATAAGAAAGGCTATCGCCTCACGAACCGCCAAGTCCAAGTTATTACATAATCGTAGTAACCCATGTGAGTGATAGCCTCTATATCTTTGCAATATAAACGCAATGCGCAGCCACAAAAAAAATAGCTACTACAAATTATGTCTAATACATGAACTTGGCGTGTTCGCCGCAAAGATACACACTCAAATCAAAATGCCAAAGGAAAACTATATTTTTTTAATCCAAAGTCTTGATAGCAATTTCAACACGAGGATTGTCCTTATCAACGAATTTGCGTGCATGGATAAGGCAGCAGTTGTTATCGTTCTTGATACACTTTACAATTCAACTTCCTTGATTATAAATTCTATTCTTGGATTTACTTTGTCTATAAACTTCTCTGCTACTATCTTCACGCAATTACGGTCATTCTTGATAGCTTTGCATCCTTGTAGACAATCAAGTACTGTCTTGAAACAATTGTCGAGGTCTGGGCGTTGGTTTTCATAGAATACATTCAAATAAAGTTCAAACAACCCTGCTATCATCTTGCCTCTGTACTGGTTACATTGTAGATAGAACGACTTTTCATATTCATTCAATGCCGGCTGTTTGGCAAGACTGCCATGACCGCGGATTGTTATAACTTTATAACAATTAGATTTACTCGGTATCTTGCCCCTTATTATCTGTTTATTATATATCATGTTATGGTAGTTTTAATTTTATTTCATTGATAAGTTCTTCATTGGATATACAATAGCCGGCATTAGCTATGTCGCATAAATGCCTTTTTAAATCGGTCGGATTGTTAAATTCAATAGGTTGCTCTCCAAAAGGAGTAATGGGAATTCCTTTTTTATATACCACATGCCCTCGTTTTTCTATTTCTTCAATCAAATCTTCATCAGAGGCAACGGTCATAAAATCATCGAGATAATCTTCTATATATATGTCCGTCTCGGTTGTGATTGTAATATACTCTCTTTTTTTCTTCATATATATTTGATTTTAAGTTCCACATCCACCGGCTTATCTTTCATCATGGAGAAAGCATCGAGTATCCTCTCCTTAGTCAACTGGATAGGTCGGGTCATTATTTCACTTTCTATGTTTTCCAACGGTATCTTCTTTCCGTCATAGGTAATAAGAATCGCAGAAGTTATTACGTAAGGACTCATGTCTTGTATTGTTTCTTTATCTGCCTTGCAATCTTCTTGTTCAACTTACTTAGACGCTCTGCCTGCTTGCTGTCACCTCCAATATTATGAATGTCTGACTTTCGGTCTGCGATAAGCTTCTGAATGATTGCACCTTCGGATTTGGTTACTGTAAGTTTCATTCAAGTTTTTATTTAAATCCCCATTCTTCCATGTAGTCAATGTTTTCAGGAAATCCTTCTACCGATTTGGGACTAAGGAATATTTTCTCACTCTTCAATGGAGTGCCTCCCCAAACAGTAGCAGGGCATTCTTCATATTCTTCTTTAGAAACTTCACTTACATTAAAATGGGGTTGGAAGCCATATCCCATTACGCTTTCCCCTAAGTAAGTACCAAACTTCTTTAAAGCCCATTGAAATGCAATATCTTTATATAGGTAATGTTTAGAAAACACAGCCACATATATTTTATGAGAGAAATTTCCTGTTTCTGTTAAGTCAGGATTACATCTGATACAGAAATACTTAATACGTGAAAGTATTTCTTCAACAAACCTTTCATGCTTTTCGCAATCTTCTTTCGTTAAGAACTCTTTCCCGTCATTTGCAATGTAAATAGTCTTGGTAATTTCTTTTGTTTCCATGCTGTTTTTTATTAAAGTCCCGAAGCGTATTCTCCGGGGCACAACCATTATTTACTAACCCTTGCCATTTATGTGTGGCTCACATTTATGAGGGGCGTGACAGAATCGAACTGCCCTCCTCTACAATGCTGCGCATTACATTAGTCACACCAGCCAAACGCCCCATGTTCACCCGCCCCATCTTCGCAGACCGGACAGGCAGGTTAACAAATAGTTCCCGGATAGGCGGTCAAGCCACACCGGGATAGTTAACTGTTAGCTGAAATTAAATCACTTAACCCGAACCTTTCACGGGACTTCTGCGTGAGCAGAGGGCTTTCGATTAATTATATCAAGTCTAAAATCTTTGTCTTTGCAATAGCGTCCAGCTTCATATCTTGAAGCCCCTGTTTCATGTATTCCGCTGCCTTTTTGTTGGCATCGTCCATGTCTTTTGCAGCTATTAGAACATAATACTTGTTCTCTTTTTCTTTCCCGTTTTCGTCTACGAAAATCTCAACAAGAGTAACCTTATAAAAGAACTCATCTTCCTGCTTCTCATTGACAATCTCACGTATCTTACTCCGGCTGATTGCGAAAACATCACACTCACCGTTGTATAGCTCATTGCCTTTCAATTCCACATGACCGAAAAGCTCATCATCGGTTATGTAATGTTCGGTGACTTCCTTTTCATCGCCTTTCTCGTTAACCTTGTTTACTTTTAGCTTAAATTCGTACAGCATGATATTATATGTTTATAGGTTACACATCAGAACGGAAGGTTGTCTTCCCCGTCGGTCTGTAGGGATGGTGCATCCACCGTAGCCGCAGCATTCCCGGAACCCTCAAATTCATAAGGCTTGAAGTCTCCCAGGTAAACTTTTGACTTGGCTTCTGCTTCTGCCTTGTTCGCATCCTTATACTGCTTTGATAAGTATTGTTTGCAGTAATGGGTATTGCCGTATTGGCTCGGCTCTCTACGCTCATTAATATTAACGTTAAGATAGACGGCTTTTGCTTTCAGGTTCTCGTCCATACTTACATAAAGGTCGTTTTCTTCTATCGGAATGACAACGCATTTCTTATTCTTGATTGTTGCTATGCTCGCTTTTTCGAGCTTTAGCAAATTTACGCTTCCGGTTAAATTCATTTTTTATTCAGTATTTGATTAATGATTTTGTTTGCTTCGGTTATCCGTCTCTCAAATTCAGCGATTACGGCATCGTCCCTTGTTATCTCTACAATGTGAATGTTATGTTTCAGGAAAGGGCAGAAAACGACAAAATCAGCTTTGCTCAATCCTGTACAGGACATCTCCGCTTGTACTTGGTAGAAGTATAGAGGATTTACTGATTTAAGCGTATCGTTATCCTTAACCTCATTCATATACTCCATGAACTTTTTAGGAGTTGGACATTTTATTTCCACCACCTTTCTTAAGCCGTCTTTAATCGCTATGCGGTCGGGAGAAGCGGAGAAGTAAGGTATTGTAGGGTGCTGTATACTTTCGCACTCTTCAAGTTCGAATCTTGTGACAAGCTGGTAACGTTCGGCGGCAAAATCTTCATTTTCGTGTCCGAACTCTATAAACTTGTTGTTGATGCTTACCTGGTTTTGGTATATCTCAAACAGATAATCATCTTCAATATACTTAGGGAGTAGGTTTCTTTCTGCTGCGACTTCATATATATATGAAAAGGCTGTCTTCCCAAACAGCTCCCCTTTCTTTCCGCTTGTCATTAAGTCCCCGATGCGACTTCCCGTAAAGTTCCCCAGGCGTTGGCGAAGCCATCCAAAACTACCCTGTTCAATCATTTTGTCTCAGTATTAAATAATTCGCCTGTATTTTCATCGACAACTTCCGCTTCCTGCAAAGCCTCTTTCATTGCATTGCGTCTGGCTTCCTCATTGTCGGGATTATCATTGTACGACACTTCGGCTTCGTCTATGTCGGTTTCTGCCAGGTTATCCTTTATAATAGCCTGGTCGAATGTTTGGGCACGTTGCATTTCAATACTTAAGATACCAAACTTAGAAAGTAGCATTTTTAAAACTGTCTTCTTTGCCATAGAGTCAAAGTCGGTAGACCATATGCCTGTGCCGCGTTTATACGTTTGTGAAAACTTCCTTCCGTGTTTTTCGCAATCTTCCTTGCTCATATAGAGAAACTTCTCAAAACCGTTGATGAGACTGAAATAAGCCATATAGCCTACTATCTTATCAGAAGAGCGTTCTCCAAATTCATATTCTCCGGTAAATCGGTTCGACTTCTTTATCTCCCCCTCATATATCTCATTTACGTTTATTGTCTTATATTGACCGCTACGCATAGCAAGTTGAACAAAACCTCTCCAACCCATTTGAAATTGCGCTTGATTGCCGTAAGGGACAACGTAAGCAAATCCGAGATTGGGATTGATAGGTAAATCTAAAGTAGCTGCTACCACAGCGGCATTCATGATAGACTGTGGTTCTGCCTTTTGAAGCAATGTATTGCTATTGGCAACCGCTACTATCGAACTGATAAATCCCGGCGCTTTCTTTCCGAGAATTTCTTTGAAACGTGCTTTCACATTGTCATTCGCAAGCATTGATTTAAGCTGCGGGATTGTCGTTATTGTACTCATTATAAATGTTTTTTTTAGTTTAACAATATCTTGATAGCCCTTGACTAACGCAAAGAAACATCCTTTCGTCTTCGAGTTCTTCAGGTGTATAATCATATTGATTACATTCGAGTTCTGCGCGCAACTCCTCAATGTCTTCTTCTATAAGCTGAATGATTTCTTCTTTTGAAGAATACCCATACTTGGGAAGATAGTCCAAATCGCAAGCTTTGACTTCGTTCAGCTCCTTGTACGGTTCTTCAAGTTCATTTTCCATTGTATTGTGTTTTTAAACCGCCCGTACAAGGTTAAAGGGAAGCGGTGCGCACTTCGCTTCTCTCACGGCTTTTAGTACGGTAATAGCACTACCTTTGATGCGGCATAGGTCAAACCTCTATAATCTCAAATTTCCCTTTTTTGATATATATCTTATAGCTATAGTAATCTTTGACTATTGCGTAATCAGATTCCGGTCTTATATTACCTGTACAATCTTCTACATAGGAGTTGTCGTAGGCTTTCACCGTTGCACTGTCGTAGGCTTTCACCGTTGCACTGCCGTAGGCTTCCACCGTTGCACTGTCGTAGGCTTCCACCGTTGCACTGTCGTAGGCTTCCACCGTTGCACTGCCGTAGGCTTCCACCGTTGCACTGTCGTAGGCTTCCACCGTTGCACTGCCGTAGGCTTTCACCGTTGCACTGCCGTAGGCTTCCACCGTTGCACTGTCGTAGGCTTCCACCGTTGCACTGCCGCAGGCAAATGAGGCTGTTATAACCTCGTGGGTATTCTTGGTATAAATACCGGCTTGCGATAATTCTTCTTCTGTGAAGTTATCTTCCAAATATTCAGCATCGATAATTTTTGCATTCCTCAAAACCCAAAACCAATTTTCAGTAATGGCTTTTAGCAGGTCGGCTTTCGTATTGCTTCTTAGACCCATTGCGTAGCCGGATTGGCATGCGCCAGCATTTTTAGCGCGGGTTAAGAGTTCTTCTTTTAATTCTTCAAATGTTTTCATATGATTGTTATTAATGGGTTTCAAATAAAAACCGGACTATCTTCACAGACCGCCCGGCTACGACTAAACAAATACTTCATCTGTAGTGAAGATGTTGCGACACCCGGACTCGAACCGGGACGAGTTGTCAAGCTCCGCACATCTAAGGTTTGACATTCCTATCATAGAGTGCTACGTCTACCATTCCGCCATGTCGCAGTGTTTCCCGACCAGCACGTAGACGGGACTGTTTACATTAAAAAGCTATCATGAATTATTCATCCTTACAGGCTTTTGTTCCCGTGAGCGTTCCGATGGTTGCCTTACTACTCTCAAACATCTATTGAGAGCCACGGGATAATTACATATTACTTCAATTTTCTGATTATATCACCGCCATAAGAATATTGAGTTAATTCTATAAACTCATGTACGGTATAAGTATCATTGTCAATGTCTATTCCCTTATTGGCACAGAATGACAGCCTTCCTTGCTTGCACGAACCGGTCAGCACATGATGCCAATGGAACAATTCTTTAGCCGATACCTTTTTAGTAAAGTCCTGAAAATGCTTTTTAAAAGCTTCCAACCTTTCCTCCTCGGTTGAATCGTCATACAATTTTTCTTGAAGCGAAGCAAAGGCCTCGTGCAATGTTTCTCCATGAGCGAATTTCCCATTCCTTTTTGCAACAAATGTCTCAGTCAATGTAAAGTCATCGTTCAGTATATATCCTTTAGCTACATTGTCATGAACATGCTTGATAATTGTAGGAATATCATCAATGATATATGCTTTGTCGCCATTGAATGTTTTAATTCCATCGCCAGAGCCATCGCCAGAGCCATAGCCAGAGCCATCGCCATCGCCATAGCCATAGCCATAGCCATCGCCATCGCCATCGCCATAGCCAGAGCCATCGCCATAGCCAGAGCCATAGCCATCGCCATAGCCATAGCCATAGCCAGAGCCAGAGCCAGAGCCAGAGCCAGAGCCAGAGCCATAGCCATAGCCATAGCCAGAGTATATACTAAGAAACTTTCTTATCTGTTCTTCCATACGGCTACCTCCTCAATGGATTTTATCGCTTCATCTGTACAAGGAATTATTTCTATAACCCCCAAAATAGAGATTATCGGTACAACTAATGTAAATTTACAATCATTAGGTCTTTTCGTTCCCTCAACAGCTAATTGGCTGATAGATGCAGCCCCATACCAACACCACAATCTTCGGCAGTCTGTCAATGTAACCTCACTACCATTTTTTTCTTTCAATACTCCGTAAAATACGCCCGCTCTGTCTGCTCTAATAATTACTTTTTTCCCAATCATAATTCTATATATTTAAAGATTAATAAATATTGGCTCCCTTCAACGCAACAATACGTGTTTAGCTTTCAGCGTGCCCGAATTTGACGGGAAGGGAGTATATAATAGTACCAGCGATAATGACGCCCAAACATCATACTTTAACGGTCAACGGACGATTTTCCGCGCTGATACATAGACTACTATTGTAGTATGTTCATTAACTTAATCACGCTGCTGCCTTATGCTCGTATTCACCTCTCAATGAACAGTCTTCGCAATCGGTTGCTTGCACGCTATACATCGCCTCAGCTATGTGTATATATAGATATACTGCTTATCAGCGCAGGCTAATTTTACGTGCCCTGAACACGACTTCATTTTTGAGGGTTAAGTCTCCCATCCCGAATGTTTGGCTCATCGGTTTCGCCTATAATGCTCCCTCTGCACGACTCGAACGTGCGACCTTCGCTAACCGGAAATTACCGGATACTAAACCTTCGAACAAGTAACCATAGCGATGCTCTGCCTGGCTGAGCTAAGAGGAAGGAGCGTTGTTCACACAACGCGGTTTTAATAGTCAAGACTGTCGTAATACTGCTTGTTACTCATATACTCGGATACTACCGCCGACCGTGAGCTGTCGTTTATCCGACTTCTGATGAAGTCGTACTTATCGGAACTCATGCCGGATAATACATCATCGTTGTATTCTACACGGCTGCTGTATATACATCCCGCCATGATTGCTATTATTAGAGCAATCCGAAGCGCAAGCCGAGAGGCTCTGTTTAAATCGTGGGTTTTCATCTTTCCAAATATTTAATCAATTCCGATTTCTTAAATCGAAGAAGTCTGCCGTTCTTTGTATGAGGAATATTAGATATATTGTTATATAAAGTACCAACACTGCACCCAAGAATATTAGCAGCCTCTCCTACCCCAACCCATTCATCCGAACATTCAATCACTGTTTCCTCTACAATCCTTTTCACATCCTTGCGCATAAGTTTGTACAGTTCTTCTGCTAATATTCTTGCTTCTGTGCGAGTCATAACTTTTCAACGGCTGTAATTGTAATTTCCCATGTTTTCGTATTAATAGACACTTTATACCTCTCTACATCCGGTCTTGGGTCTGCTAATGCGGCTCTATAAGCAACAGCTCTCGCCGAATCGCAAGCTCTGTAATCACTTAGACGCACAGTAAGCGAAGTCCCTGGTTTAATCTCCAAAATATCTTCTCTTGTTATTTTCATATTATCTATTCTATAAATTTTCTCACTTTATTTGTTTTTCATAGAAAATAGCTATATTCGCCGACATAAAAACAAATACCAAGCGGCTTTTATGGTTGCTTCTATTTTTTATTTCTTGTTGTTGTCGTTCTTTCGTTCTAACAACGACGCAAGGATACAGTAAAATACTGTATTATCAATACCAATACAGTAAATAAATGTATGTTATAAAACATGTTTTATATAAAACTCTGATTAATATATTGTTATGAGTAAGTATAGAAATACAATAACACTAATATTGTCTGCAATATCTATCATGGTATCTGTGGCGGCTCTATGTAGAACATATCCGCATACCTCTGATTTGGGAATGGACTATCAAGGGGTGATAGTGGGGATATTAGCGTTGCTGGTTACGGCTGTCATCGGTTTGAACATTTATACCCTTGTAGATTTCAAAAGAGCCACCAAAGAGGTTGAAGCATTGAAGAGGAAATTACATACGGACTCTAACACTAATCTTGCATTGGGGTTCAATAGCGCGTTTATGATTTATCACTATCTATCCACCGGAAAGACTCCATTAGGTCTTGATTATGAACTTATCAGAAGCGGATTGCTCTGCCTTAAATATCTATCAGAAACAGATAATATTGAAGCATGCAATGCTATCGTGAAAAACATAAAACTAAGCATGCAAGAATTAAAGACAATAGAGATAACGAAACAGCAAAAAGAAGAGCTAGTCTCTCTGATTCTTGACATAAAGAATCACCGTTTGATAGATGGTTTTCAGGATGTAGTTCATCTCGTTTCTTGTATAGTTCCCGAAGTTCGGCATCCTCTACCTTGTGGAGTATCATAGCGCACTCCCTCAGCTCTTCCAATTCTTTTGGAGTATATCTTACCGCTCTATGAGAGAGGAAATTGCTGGTCTGTTTAGTTATACGGTTTTTCTGTTTTGGCATCTTTTTCATAATTCGTTCTTTGAAATGTTGTACAATCGGTTAATTGATAATATAATTTTATGGATAAAAATTTGATTTTGATGTGCAAATCTGCTACCGAATACATTATTAGGAACAAAAGCATTTCCCAAAAGAAGTGCGAAGAATTATTTGGTAGTAGTGGTACAGTAGTTTTTGAGAAGCTAAAAAGTTTAGGAGCAGGCAAAAATATTGGATATGGAGATTTGCAAGTCACCCAAGAAGCCAAACGGCTTATTGATACTAAACACTTTGACAACCTAATAGAACAGATTGAAAGAGATGAATATGATAGGAACTTGTCAAATAAAAGCAAGAAAGCCACCATAAAATCCGTTCGTATAGCAAAAATAGCTTTGATTTTGTCTATATTTTCGATGACCGGGTGGCCGCAAATGTTTTTTAAATGGCTATGGTCTATCATTCTTAAATCCGTTTATTAGCTTATTTGCAAACTCATGAATAAAGTCTTTTGTATTTAAGAGATTTCTTTTGAACTCATCATGGAAAACCTTTTCCCCGTTTAAAGTTATATCTCTTGAATACAAATCGGCATCTTCATCTACTGACATTATAATCTCAATCTTTGTTATTTTCTTCATTGCTATATAATTTATTAATTGATATAAAACAGTAATACTTGCCCGATTTCTATAATCTGTTGCCATAACATGAGAAAGGAAATCGCCTGACGGATAAGGCTGAGATTATCCAATGTTTAACATTATAATTAACGCTTATGGCAAGAATTACTGTAAGGATCAAAACCACAACCAGGATTAAAATCCGGCGGACTGTAATTAGGGTTCGCAGAGGTTAAGACCCAAAGGGGTGGCAGACCATTGCTGCCCCTTTAAATATTCATCGTCCTTTTCCTACTCTTGTTTTAGGGAGATTGTATTTGTTTATAATCTCCTCATACGCAGAATAGGCTAAAGAGTCAACGTGCTCGTTGTATTCATTGCCGCTGTGTCCCTTTACCCAAACAAAACATATCTCATGGAGTGATGCGGCGCAATGATGATAGAGGTTTATTAAGTCTAAGTTCTTTTTGGGTTTCTTGCAGTTCGTAAAGCTCGTTATACAATATTGAGAATCTGTATACACGGTTAATGTAGCCCCTTTTGGAACGGATTTTACGGCACTTATTATTGCAAGCATTTCCATACGGTTGTTCGTAGTGCCAACGAATCCTTTTTTGGATTCTTTTATTATTATACCGTCTTTAAGTATTATATAAGCAGACCCGCCTTCTCCATAAGGAGAAAGATTATCGCAACTACCGTCTGTATATGCTTCATATTTAAGACTTACTTTTTCCATTGTAATTATATTAATATTAAGTTTATAGTTATAATGAATATATAGTTTATAATAAGTTATATAACTTAATAAATAATAACCTGCTTTGATTTGAGGTAGGGGAATTGAGTGAATCATCCCCTTACCCGTAGAGAGTGTTTTTCTCTCTTACGGTTTTGGGGATAATTCAAGAGAATGAGCCCGTCATCTCGGCTTTTTCGTCTCGGCTCTGAATTGGGTGCTTCCAATCTCGGCTTTCAGCTTTTACAGAGTTGGTTATCTCGTAACCTGCACCTGCGCACCAGTCTGCTTATTTCAATCGACTGCCTTCTTTCGTGCATCCCCTCACGGGCTTTCACCGTGAAGCTTCGGAAGGTTGTTTTAAATCTGTTATTGGTCGAACGTATTTTCCCCGATAGCCCTCCGCAGTAGCTCGTAAAGCGGAAACAATAACCGATTGTACTTTATAAAATAAAAAAATCCGTTGCTAAAGTAGAGAGGCAACGGATTTCCATATAGAAAAGCCCACGTTAGGGCGATTGTTTAATCATGTGTCTGTTGCCTCTCTACTTGCAACGGGTGCAAAGATACAGTATTTTACTGTATCTCCAAATAAATACAGTATTATTATGATGAACAGTAGGGAAATATTAGAGTTTATCACTGATAATGAGAAAGTGACTCTTTCTAAGTTATCTCAGTTGATGGGGATTAAGAGGGCACAGCCATTGTATGATATTCGTGATGGGAAAATAAAAGCCATAAGTGCTAATTATGCGGATAAAATATTATCAGTATTTCCTGAATATAGCCGGGTGTGGCTTATCACAGGAGAAGGACAACCTTTTCTAAAAAATGAGAACGAAGAAAATATTGGTGAAAGTATCATCATGGCTGCAAGTGAACGCTTTTTAGAGGTTATGGAGTGCTTAAAGATTAGTCCATATTTGCTTGAAAAAGATTGTGGCGTGAAAAATGCACAAGCTAAAATATCCCATTACAAAAAAGGGGTTACTAAGGCTATATCTGGTGATATAATAGTTCAGCTTTGCGAAGCATACCCCCAAGTCAACGCCAACTACATCCTCACTGGCAAAGGACCTATGTTCATAGAAGATGAAGATAGCGGTTTGAGTCAGCAGGACACAGATTCCGTGTCTCTCTCTTACGATGAGCTGTCAAGGCTGTATGAAACAACCGTTTCAAGATATGAAAGGCTTTTTGGTAAACTGAAAAAACAGTTTAACGAGCTTGAACAGACTATTGCGAAAGCAAGAGACGAACTTGAACAAGCGCTTTTAGACGTAAAAAATGTATTGGAAGAAAAAAAGACAGCTTAAGAACAACCCCTATTTTGTAGGGGCGGTTCTTGCTTATTTTTAAAATCCGGTAACTTTTGAATGCAATATATTCATTTTATAAACCGGATGTTTATGGTACAGTTCAGATTTATGCGTTTCAAAGTCTTTTTCCAATACGGAAATTCTTTCGTGGGCCAATTCTAGGTCCTCGGATAGTCGTAGTAATTGTTGCGTAAGAATTTTAATTTGCTTCATCATACAGAGCGCAGAAAGGTTAACTTCTTCCATGATATTACTTTGTTTATTAAAAATGATAGTTTGTATAACATATAACATCATTGTTCAATAAATGTTTTGAATATTCATATGTTATTAAGCATGTTTTTGTGAAATAAAATTATTACTAAATATTTAATGAAAAAAAATACAGAACAAAACGAAAGGGCGATAGACAGGCTAAAGGCATTTGCTCACTATGCAAGGTATGAACTGAAAATTGTAAAAGGATATAGCTCCTTTGAAGTATACTGTAATATAGGAAATGGATATATCAGTAATTCGGATAAAAGTGGAAAAGGCAGAGGAACGATAGGAAGTGATATAATATCCCGGATTTCCGAAGCATTCCCTATGCTTAATGTTAAGTGGCTATGTTCTGGGAAAGGCAATATGATAGATGATACCTGGAAATACGAAGAACAGATTAGCAAAATAAAAAAGATACTATTGTGA